GCTCACGTTCGGATTCTGTTCCGCATATTCGTGTGCGATTTCGGGTAATGTCTTTGTCATAAGTGTATAGGTATAGCAGGGTGCATCATTTGACACACCCCACAATGGTTAATAAACTTGTTGATTATTGTCTTTCGGCTATCATTCCAAGAATCCAATGATAGGATGATATTGCATCCATAGCACTTTTTAGCAATGATTCAGTTCTCTTGTCCACATGCAAGCCCGATATGGTTATATCAAGTCCGCACATTGCATCGGCTATCGTACTCATTTCATTTGACACTAGTTCTTGGTCTTCACGGTATTTGATGATGAAATCCGAAAGGTTCTTGCTGATGAAGATTGGGTTAGTTTCCATAGACAAGCCCTCCTGCTATCTGAATACCTACCAAGCCAAGCAACTCATCGAACTTTTCCACATACCAATGCGGCTGTGTACTATTCGGGTTGTGTGGACTAACTTGGTTTTCTCCGAATGGAAGACCTTTCTTTGTTATTGATTTGAAGAATTTCTTAGCACCGTGCTTTGACTTGCGTTCCATCTCACAGAGGAATCCTTTTTCGATTGCTCTCGTGTTGAACTCACGGGATGATATTTGCAGACCACGTTCTTTCAGAAGGTCGGATGCCGATTTCAATATACCCTTGCTTGGAGTGTAGTCGGGCAACGGGAGTTCAAGAGGTTTTGCTACCTTCCCAAGAAGTAGAAGCTTTGATGAATCGTTGAGGTTAAGGATTTCACTCACACCCTTCACCCATTCAAGACCTACTCTTACTTTTGTTGTCAATGAAGGTTCACGCTTGGGTTTGTTTGTGATTGAATAGCTACCCGTCTTTCGGATGGATGGGAGGACATCATCGCATACCCAATCTTGGAATTGTTCAGCGTCAGGTCTTCTACTCTTGAAGATACATTTATACAAATTACCTTCATTAACAAAAGTGGCTTGCTGGACTCTTCCCATTGAATCTATGACCTCGGTAATAACGACCCCATTAGGATTCAATCTCGCTTTTAAGTCGCTTGTGTTCTTGATGTCAAGTGCGGATGCAACATCTACCAAGCAAAACATTGGTTCACCACTTGCATTCATTTGAATGCGTACATTCCCAAATTTAGGATTTTCAAAAATTTGAATTTCGTTTGCCATAATTATATGAGCTTTATTGGCATTATAGGACAGAGAAACGGCTGTCCACTTCCCGGGCTCAAACATACCAAAGGCAGTCAGGAGGACATTAATCTCTCCAACGGGGTTAGACAGCCGTATAGCATATATACAGTGCTGCATAGACATAAAAAAATGCCTACTATTAGCAGGCTTCCGTCTGCCTTTGAATTATGTTTGAGCACTGCAAATATACGGCTTCTTTTTGAAATGCCAAATATTATTCTTTGTTTTTTGCAATCACATACTAATCTTTCTTGAATAAGATAAGCATCCTCACGGTGGAAGATACTTATCTTTCGTTAAACACATACTTATCTTATTTTGATTTTCTCTTTCTTTTCGGTGGAGGTGGAAGTATTTCTCTGAACAGCCAATCTTCGAATCCCACCTCCTCATTATGTTTATGGATAATCTGCTTAATCAGCTTCTTGCGCAGTGGATAGTCACGTGCTAACACAGTGCCTTGGCTCTTTTGTTCTTCTATGATGTACTTACCGCCTTTCTCGATGTAAGTGAAATCACAGGTGTAGTGGGCAGCCTTTTCTTCCACTTTCTGCACAATCTTGACCTTTGTCTTCAATTGTACTTCCACATTCTTGACCAGCTTAGGGATAATCTCGAACCTCACCTGTCTTTGCAAGTCTCTGATTTCCCCGACATCTTCAAGGTGTTTCAGGTATAGATACCTGTTGAATTCAGTTTCGGAATCAAACTCTCCGTACTGGTTTCTTACTTTTTTTGAGAAGTATTTCATTTTGTCTATTCAGTTTCTTTCGTGTTAGATTGTATAATCGTTTCTTGTTTGCGTTGGTCTCCGATTCCCTTGCGACCTCCAACGCACCAATCAACCTTTCATAGTCGCCTTTGTTTATCTTCAGTACCATACGCCTTTAATTTAGAGAACGGAAGCCAACCGAATGACTTCCGCCCACATTAACCACTTAAAATACAAACAATGACAGTCTGTGTTGTTCCCCGTGGCGGTAATGCTCCGCCTTCTCCAAAGTGCAATGGCGTTCTTCTATGTAAACTAACGGGGTTGCTATACATTGCTATATCAATAACAGGAGAACCTTGCACTCCACGATGGCTACAGCCAAAGGGCTTTCGGTTAAACACAATAAAACTTAAAAACAATGTCGTCACGGGAAGAGGTAACGACCCTCTTTCTTCGGTTTTGCAGGCATGAAATATATGAGGGTTACTAACAATAAACAATATCAAACATGACAAAAACACACATTGCTTGCGCCTATAACTACCGATATTCTATCAATATGAACTATCCCGTGGAGTTGTCCCCCGTCAAGGAATACGGGGGATGGATGGAAAAAATCTCCTGAAAAAACATCCAAAGCCCTGTATCAGTATCTACCGTGGTGAACCATTGAGGAACATGCCCCACTCGACTTTACACACAAGCCACAACAATCTATGATTAAGTAAGCACGTCTAAAATCTTTGTTTTGGTGATACCGTCCAAGTGCATATCAAATCCTTGTTTTAAATGCTCAGACATAATCTTGTTTGCCTCGGCAATGTCCTTGGCGCATACAAGCATCTGATACTTGGTTTCCTTTTCGTTCCCGTCATCGTCCGTGAAGGTATCTACCACCGTAGCCTTGAAGAACGGCTTCCCGATTTCCTTCCAATTGACAATTTCAACAATCTTGCTCCGTGCAATGAAGAACACGTCACAATCGTTTCCGAACTCTTCGAAGGCTTTTGCTTCAATTTCAGCGAACAGCTCACAACCGTCAACGATGTAGTGTTCGGTTACTTTCTTGAGTTCTCCCTTGGAGTTTTCACGCTCCACTTTGACCTTTACCTCGTAGAACATATCATTCACGTTTACCAAGTTCTTCGTCAATCATGCCCTGCAAGCTGGTCAAGACAGACATCGGCGCAGTTCTCATGAGGTCACGAAGGCTATTCTTAATGTTTTCTATTTCGGGGCTAGTCGCTTCTTCTTTACCTTCGTTGTCATCTTCATCCTTCAATGCTTCCGCAATGTCTTTGATGCATTCATCGTCGTTGAAGTATTGTCTAGCCACCTCGACGTTTTCAAAGTCGAATTCAATCTTCACTCTTTCCTGTTCGTTAAAAATCTTAATCTTGTTCATAGTTATTTAGTATTTGGCATCCACCAATCGGGGATATAGTTATAATCCATATTATTTGTTATTTAAAATTGATTCAATAATTTTTTCAGCTTCCGAGATTCGGAATTCAATCTCTTTCTGTACCTCTTCGTCTGCTGTTATGCGGACGATGTGGATAGGATGTTTCAAGAACGGACAGAAGCACACTAGGTCAGCACTCTTTAATCCTGTGCAATGGAGCTGACTTTGGATTTGGTAATAATACTTAGGTTTGACAGCCTTCAAGGATTCGTTGTCATTGATTTCATTTCGATATTGCATATAGACCTTCGGGGTAGGAGACTTTACTTCAACCACAATCCTTTCACTACCGTCATAAGAAAACCTGTCTGGGGAGGCTGCATAGTTCGGTATTGTTGGATGGCATACGCTCCCAGTCTCCTCGCACATCCTGCCAGTCCTTTTCTCGTATTCCTCGATAGCAAAAGGTTCTTGCTCATGCCCCCAATCGAAATACTTACTATATGAGGACACCTGACTCTGATACATCTCCCACAGGTAGTCGTCCTCCTTGTAGGCTGAAATCAGGTCTCTCTCACTTGCAATCTGAAAGATATATGTCAAGGCTACCTTTCCGAAAACTTCGCCATTTTTCTTTCCTTTGGTCATAAGCTCGCCTATCGCACTCCCGTTGAAGCGACCAAGGCGGGCTTTCATCCATTCCGCAGTATTCTGTTTTTCCATTATAATTGTTTATATTTCCATTTATACCCACCGCTTGTTTTTGTTTTCCCTTTACAAGCATTAACTATCGCCATTTTTGAAACATTTGCAAACTCGCATGCTTCAGAAAGATTCTTGAAAGATTTAATTAAAATCCAATTGGCATCATACGCTTCAACAGCCCTCATTCTGGATTCAGCCATCTTCTGAATAGCTTCCATGTTCACCCTATGCCCCTTGCATTTTTGAGATATTTTTATACGAGTTTCAGGAAGAATGACACGACCAACAGCCGCAGCCCTTTGTCTCTCAATCCAAATTGGATTTTTATTATTTTCAGACCTTGTGACCCATCTTAAATTTTCTAATCTATTATCGTCACGAATAGAGTTTATATGGTCTATTTCGGGTTTATTCTCTGGGTTAGGAATAAAAGCATTGGCTACCAATCTATGAACCTTCACTCTACTACGTATGCCATCTTTAAAAAGAGTAACGTAAACATATCCATGTCCATCTGGATTTGGCTTAAGTATTCTTCCTTTTTTTATAAAAGGTCTGATTATATTTCTTGTTACTCTATCGAATGATTTCACTCTCCCCATAGAACTAACTTGATACAATCCCTCAAACCCTTCTATGTCTACCCAAACTTCCTCTATCATTTGAACAACTCTCCAGTTTCAGTGTCTACAACTTCCGCTTCTTCCATAGCTTCCTTCATAGCTTGTCTACGGGCATCAGCATTGGAAGGATTGTCAACGTATTCAACTTCAGCTTCGTCCACATTTTCTTCAATCAAGTCATTCTTGACAACGGCTTGGTCGAAAATTTGCGCTCGTTGCATTTCGATTGACATGATACCGAATTTTGAAAGAAGCTGCTTCAATACCGTCTTTTTTGCCATTGAATTGAAGTCCGAAGCCCAAAGACCTCCCCCTCTCTTGAATGTTTGCGAGTATTTCTTGCCGTGAGCTTCGCATTCTTCCTTGGTCATATAGAGGTACTTTTCAAATCCGTTATTCAGTTTGAAGAAAGCGAGAAATCCGACAATCTTATCAGAAGTTGCTTCCCCGAACTCATATTCACCCGTGAATCGGTTCTTGATTTTTACCTCACCTTCATACACTTCGTTTACTTCAATCTTTGCGTACTGACCCGACCTCATGCACAGCTGGGTAATCCCTTTCCATCCCAATTGGAACTGAGCCTGACCACCGAAAGGGACTATGTAAGCAAAGCCTAAACTTGGGTTGATAGGCAAATCGAGGGTTGCGGCTATTACCGCTGCGTTCATCACGGTCTTAGGGTCTGCCTTCTGCAATAATGCATTGCTGTTTGCCACTGAAAGGATTGAACTGATGAATCCCGGTGCTTTCTTGCCAAGGATTTCATGGAATCTAGCCTTGACGTTTTCGTTACCCAACATTGATTTGAGGGTAACTGCTGTTGTTTGATTCGACATTTCTATCTAAGTTTTAAAATTCTTCATCAAAGTAATCCGACTGAACGATTGAGAGTTCGTCAATCTTCTGTCTTATATAAATCTCTTCCTCGTCGAGTTCCTGCAAGACTTCTTCAAGAGTACGTCCTTCGGGAACGTGGCGGTATTGCTTCAGATGCTTCCGCTCTTCAATCAGTTGGTCGAGTTCGTCGTACAACTGAAAGAGACACTTGTTATCCAATGTGTTCATCTATATACTTGCTATAATACTTGTCATTCTTTGCAAGATGTATCATTGATGCCGCAAAGACACCGAATGAAATCCAGAACGCAAAACCCACAGCCGTTTCTGGTCTATGGGCTTCACATCCTGTCATCAATACAGAAATGAAAGAAATTATTATTATAGCTGCAAGCAGCTTTGGTTTCAGTTTCATAATTGTGCGATGAATTCTTCCTTGGACGAAAAGCAATTACACTCCCTTGCAATTATATTGTCATCTCCGTGATACCAAATGTCAGCCCCGTCTTTCGTATATCCGAAGTCGATTCGGGTTACTACAAAAGGAATCAACTTATTCTTGCTGCCAACGAACGCAACGATAGTCTGACCTAAGTCAAACTTGGTTTTAATAGATATTTCCATGATTTATAATTTAATTGATTAAAACAAACTTCTCATTGTATGTTTCTGCTCTTTACCTAGGATAAAGTCACATACGAAATTACGGGCGTAATCTGGACTGATAAGGCTTCGTTCTTCGGAACAAAGACCCGCTCTTGATGCACCCTTGGATTTCATTATCGTTTTCTTTTCCTTGTCGTTCTGATAGGATTTTCCATGTGTCGGTTCACAATTGATATACCAATATGCTGTAGGCTTAACGTAATAGTCACCTCTCAACATCCTGTTGTTGTCAACCAAAGTAGGCGGCATTACGAAGTTGGCTTTCAAGAATGTCTGTTCGCTCCAAGGATTTTCCATAATTAGCCTTAGACCCTTATGTGTAGCAACCGACAGCATCTTCACGGCTAGAGAAAAGAAATATTCCCTGTTCTTTGAGCGTTCAAGAATCTTCTCGGTTTTCTCTATGATATTCAGCTTGCGATAGTTCGTGTATCCGTAACTGAAAGCCATTTGGCTAGTTGCACAGAAGTATATGCAGGGGAAAAAAGCCAATATTAAATCATCCTTTGTCATTTTGTCAAAGATTGATTCTTGCCCCCCCTCGTACGCTTTTTCTATCTCTGAAAAGATGTCTATTTGAAAGTCTGTTTCTCCAAAATTGTTCTGAATGTCATAGCAATACGCTTCGTAACCGAGTTTTTTGAAGGCATTCTTAAAAGTACCGCTTTGCTCGAACAGAAGATGTACCTTACCTTTAATTTCCATACTTATCCAAATTTATATTTCAAATAATCTGCTTCATCACGGAATCCGTGCTCATTCCATTCGTTGAAAGATTGTGTACATCTGTCACCAACATTCAGCAGCAGCCATTCAGACACATTATCCATGAATGTGCCTTTCATCGGATTGTAAACCTCAATCTCGTCTCCGCTTTCAGTCAGGGAGTATTTCACGATACAATTCCCGAACGGGAAACTTCCTTTCGCTTCCATGCAGTCACCGACTTTCCACAGAAGCTTTTCCAATAATCTATATAATGTTTTCATAATCAAGAAGAAAGGCATCTATCTTCACAGACAGATGCCGTTAAACACAAAAATAAATACTATGATTCCAAAGTAAAATGTGTTGGAAGCCCCATGTGATTAAATTTATAGTAAGCTGATATTGACATAACCCGAACCTTTCACGGGACGACCTACTAGATACCTTTCGGAAGGGCTTTTGGTTGTTAGAATAATTAAATGAAACTAGGGCTTCCTAGTGGCTGATGAGGGACTCCAACCCTCAACTTTCTCATTAGGATTGAGATACTCTATGCAGTTGAGTTAATCAGCCATATTCTACCCATCTTCACAGACAGGTAGAACCTAAAGTGTTATTTGCCAATTTAGCGCAGTTAAGTGAATGCCCAAGTCTTAAAAGAAAGAAGTGTTCAAATATGTAACTCGACAATATTAGTCTTATTCCTATTTGTTTATCTTTTTTTCTTTAAATATTAAACAATTCAATTAACTATCACTAGCTCCTTGGACAGGACTCGAACCTGTAACCACGTGCAACACGGCTCTACCAATTGAGATACCAAGGAATGTACCCCACCAACCCGTGGTGAGGTCTGTCAGTTAACTTTAAATCATGAAAAACGAAAATTATACTTGGATACACTGCGTGTATGAAAGCTCTCCTCTATAACCTCTTGCACGAAGCTCTGCAATAAGTTCCCTCGGTTGGAAATCTGCCAATTTTGGGTTTAAATAAACCTTATTTATGCAATCGCCTCTTTTTTTTCTCCAATAACGTTCTGAGTTGACCCTATTGGAACAATCCTTGCAGTAATGCTGAAGCCCATCCTTCGCTTTTCTGTTTAAGGCAAATTCAGAAAGAGGCTTTTCCATTCCGCATTTCGTGCATTTCTTTGTCTTTACTTCATTTTCTTCCATGTTCCATATATTTTAAAAAGATGTTTCACTAAAAACCTTCCGACTTTCACAAGGGGGAAGGAAAAATTATATGTTTAACAACATAAACGAAAGCTACGCTTAGCTTGTGATTAAACCTTTAATAACTATTTGAGTTAAAGTAGTCTCTTCTTTACATAGATGAATCCGTCATCTTCAATTTCAGCATACAGACCGAACTTCTTCAACCTTCTCACTATAAGAGGTCTCATTGTCCAGTCTTCCGCATGTATCTCATAACCTCCGAACACCTGCTCGATGTTAAGGACACCGAAAGAGAATGAGTGCGCTATCCTTACTTTACCCCAATTAAAACTCCGTTCGATGTCAAGCATCTCAAACAACGTGAACTTGATTTCCTCATTTTCGGGGTCAAACTTTTTCTTGCTTGGAATAGGGTAGTCCTTTACCCGAATACAGCCGTTCTGCTTGTACTCCCGATATTCAAGGGCTGTTATGCCTACAGGGTTAAATTTTCTCATGCTCCCCTCAACGCAACAGTGCGTGTTTGGCGTTTCTGCGTACCCGAATTTTACGGGAGGGGATTCCTTATATATTATTACTCCTCGGACACCTCTACGTCCGACTGTTATAGGATAATTTTTGTGCCTCGCCTTTATCGCTAACCACGGCACTACTCCGATGTATCAAACCATCGTCTGCTGTAGCCCTACCCTCCTATGACCGCATTCCTGCTAATTCGGGTGCTACATTATAGCAGCTTTACTTTGTGACAATAAGTTAAAGAGCGTAGTTAGCTTAATCAGCCTGTTATTCCAAATCACATTCGAGCAACGAATCGCTCCAATTCTGATTGAGGGAATCTCCACCTTCCTTCTACTTTCGTAGCGAACGGGAGTTTGTTCATCGCAAGCATGTAGTTGATTTGTCTCTCCGTCATCTGGAGGTATTCACTCGCTTGCTTCTTCGTGAGGAACTTTTCGGGGTCATCACTCAGTTTCGGGTGGTTGTCCAGCCTGTTCCTAAGTTCCGAAAGTTCCAACTTGATTTCCTTCAGCATTCTGAGGAACATCCTTGAATCCTTGTCTGTCATAGGGCAAAACTTTGATTCGTACTTTTCTTTCAAGAGGATAGGTCTTCACCTCAAAGCTGACCTTTCCTTCCATCCTCTTCAGTCTTACGCAGAGGGATTGAACCGACATCACGTTTTCAATATTTTCCAACAGAACGTCCGTTCCGACTGCGAGACCTCTTAGAAATTCGGTTGATACTTTCATATTTTCTTTCTTTCTTTCTTGGAAGATTCAAACCTTTTTCCTAAATTTGCCATCCACACCTTAAATAACAAAGGTTTCAAGTGGATTGTTTGGGCAAACGTGAAAACCATGTTTGTTTCTTTCACTTTGCAAAAGTACTACTTTTTTCAGTACTAACAAACTTATTGCTACTATTTTTAGTAGTATTTTATATGTTGTACAACATGCTTTTTGCATAAGTGGTTAGTTATTAAAAAGTTATTCAAAACTTTATAATATATATGAACAAAGAAGAAAAGACATATAGCATCTTAGAGGTGGAATCTATACTCAAATCTTTAAGGTATCTATCCATCAATAAGTCATTAGACGACAAGAAAGGTCGTGAATTGACGGGTGCTTTATGGAATTTCGTAAAAAACGAATTAGATGAATATAGATGTCTGTCAACAGACTTTGGAGGCGTTGATGTCGTCATAAATAACGATTTCGACTTCCTCTTGGTTAAATATGAACAGATATTGGAAAAATTAAAGAAAGATGAAGAGGAAAAAGAAATAGCCGTTGGAGCAAACAGGTCAACGACTAAATCTTACTGGGTAGCATTAGCTTCTCTTGCCATTTCAATCATTTCTATGTGCATATCAATTTATACACTGATATACAAATAGAAATAACACTTAGGATTATGGATATACACCCTGCCGTATTTATAATCCTACATCTTCTCTTTATGAGTTCCAATTCTTCTTTAGTCATCGTTCTTTGATTTATTGGTACAATCGGTTAAAAGAAAGAAAAGGCGGTAGGCAACACCGCCTAATCAAATAGGATAATAGATTTTCTTTTTCCATAAAGTCGTTTTGTTGTGTTTTTGTGAGACTACAAATTTCATTTCAAACACAAATTTCAAAAACATGAATAAATCTATTATCAAGGTTTCTCTTAATGTCCTCGGATTGTTTACACTCAAAATCGAGATACAAAAAAGTTGAAACCCATGGGCGACTCTCAGTGGTCGCCCCGTTTAAGCCCTTACGGCTTTGATGCGTTCCTTCTTTTTCTTGGTTGGCTCTGGCGAGAATTTACATACAAGAGGTTTCTGTACTGCTTTTTCGATGGTATTTTCGACTTTCATCAACACGAAATCAACATCCTCGTCGTGCCTTGAAAAGATTTGATAGTAAACACCTTGAGTTAGGTGATAAAATATCTGTGCGCTTTTACGGGAGGTATCGGAATCATCCACGTTGCGGACAAAAATACGATACTTTGGGATGTATATATCAGCAAACATCGGATTCTTTGCAGAAGGTCTTAATATAGCCTCCATCGTCATGAACCTGATTCCCTTTGAGTGAAGATATTCAGCTACACGGATAATCTTCTCATTCGCATTAGCTAATCTTTTCTCCCTACGTTTCATGTATGGTAGCGTAGAAGTATAGTTTCCATATAGTCTATCATTCTTCCGTACTAGGGTTATAAATTCTTCTCTTGTCATAAGCTCTAACTTTCTAGGATTGCTTGAATTATTTTAGGTGTCAAAAATAGGAACAAGGCATAAAATTACTTGATGTAAGTGATTACATCAGAGTTGTATTTGTAGACATTCGACAATCTACAATACACAGCCTTACCCTTACGATAGAGATAACCATTTTGACCTGTTTGTTTAAACCATTCGTTTGCAGACTTAACAAAGTCAAGAGGGTTAATGTTCGTTTTCACAGAATGTTCAACCTTTTCAACCATACCTTTGACGACGAGGCTTCCAATCAGCTTTCTAGCGTTGGTTCTCTTTGTATTGGTTAAAGCCATAATGCGTTTGATGCTTAGACATTCTCCATAAGGCTTGTCGCACTGCATACGCTTGAGTTTTCTTTTTGCTTTAGCAAGAACAGCGTGGTTCTTGGGATTGCTTGAATTATTATAGGTATCAGCGCAATCGTTGCTCTTACGGATATGATTAAGCAGGACACTTTGCTTTATTATCCGAACAAGGTCTCTGATTGAATATTTGCAGACATTCTCACCAGTGAATCTAGCAGTCAAGAATTTAAAATCCAATTTTAGGCAGTAGTTCTTATTCCCCTTAAAAGGAAGAGAAATCAAGTCCTTACCAACCTTCTTGGTATATCCGAACTTCAATGAGTTTCGTATAATACGGCTCATCTTTGTAGAACCCATACCAAAAATAGACTTGCATCTTGCAACTGTAGCCGATTGTACATTTGATGAAACAAAGGTTAGTTTTATGAGCATAGAAAAAGCCAACGCTTCAATTCTGTCTTTCGATTGAACTGCTTCGTTAGCTACTATGGTACTTAAATATAATCTCTGCTTCATATAAAATAAAAGTCCTGCAATACGAGGACACAGACATGATGTATTACAGGATTATATATATTTAGCCAATGGCTTAAATTCGTAAATGAGTTTGTCTGTGTCAAACAACGAATGCAAAGGTAGTATTTATTTTAGTACTACCAAAGGAATTAGTATTTATTTTAATATTAAAAACATAAATTATGGATGCTAGAGACAGATTTTTCGAAGTAAGAGATGCTTTAGGTCTAACTGACTACCGCATCTATACAGACATTGAGGGCGTAACAAAGAGTATGCTCGACAGATTAAGACAAGGGCTTACCACGGACATTTCCAACAAATGGCTGATTCCGTTCCTTGAAGCATACCCTCAAGTCAATGCAAACTATATATTGACAGGGAATGGACCGAAGTTCCTCGACGCAAGCATCGTTGACAAATGCAAGCAACTTGAAATAAGACTGAAAGACCAAGACAATATCATCAAGCAGTCTCAAATATACATCGGCGAACTAAAGAAGGAGAATGAAAGCATTGCGACACTGTTGAGCAACGTGCGGAAAGAGAATGAAAGGATGCGTGACAATATGGCTAAGTCAATAGAAACGGACTTCTTCAGGGAGGAAGCGGACTTCTACAAAAAGCAAGCAATGAGACTTATGGATGAACTCAATAAAAAGAACGATGAAATTATGGAAACGAAATCAAAGTTAGAGAGTATGGGAACTAAATGTCAATAGAACAATTTCGTCCAGTTGTCAGTTCTAATGGAAAAGCTAAGAATATGGACTTGACGACGGAAATGAAACAAAGATTATTGGAGAGAGAACAGTTCTCCATGATGGTAGACATGGCACTCGGCATCAGGCCGAAAATGGAGCTAATCATAGGGAATGGAGGGTGTGTACCCGATTCCTTAGATTTGCGTACCCTAAATAAAAACATATTAAAACGGAGTAACATTGTGTACCCAAGCGAATAAGTCAAAATCATTAACCAACTGATTTTCAGTATAGTTACAATTAGTCGGATAATCGCTTCGGAATCACTTAAACACTAAGGTCGGTTACTTCGGTAGTCGACCTTTTTTATTGATTATCAGAGATTTACGCATTTTAATAGGTTCTAAAGGCGAACAAAACAGGAACAAATTATGTTATTAAACATGAAGAAAATGACAAAAACCATGAAGAAAATGACAAACTTTGTACCCATGTATGCACCCACCTGTGTACCCAATTTTTTTCAAGAAATCGGGAATCAGGTAAAAGTACATACAAATAAATGCGGTCATGATGAGGTCAGAACGTGTGTTCTTCCGTCCAAAAATGGCGTTACAGCACATTGTAGGCACATCAATGAGTGAAAAAACGGATGATTCCAACAATGAAAATCGGTCAAAAACCACAAATTATGGCATATCCAATCGTAAAAATTGTCTTTGACAGGCACAAGAGAGCAACAAAAACCAAAACAGGGTTGGTTCAGGTGGAAATTTACCACAGACATTCAAGAAGGTTCATTTCTACTGGTGTAAAAGTATACTCCGACCAATGGTCTGACAAAACACTTGTGAAGAACAGAAAGGACGCACTCCAGCTTAATGAGCAAATCAACATTACACTCAACAAGGTTCGTGAGTGCATAAACGAGCTGTACAAGACTTCGGGGGATTTCTTCTTCGACAAGTTCAAGGCTCTTTTCGAGGCATCCGACAATAAAATCGGTTCATTCATAGATTTTGTAGCCGACAGAATCGAAAAGAGAGGGAATCGGGAATCCACTCAGAAGCAACATTGGGTATTCCATGGCTCGCTCGTTGATTTCGCACTTATCCAGACCTTCAATGATGTTACAATCGTCAATATCAACAAATACGAGGACTGGTTAAGACAGAAGGGAATCACGCAGACCACAATATATGCCTACATGAAAAGATTCAAGGTCTATGTTGCGGAGGCTTTGAAATTCGGTCTCATCGAGAAAAATCCGTTTGTGGGAGTACATTATGACCGTGGAAAGGCGAAAGGTCGCAAATACCTGACCGAACTTGAACTCCGTGCATTGAAGGAGGTGGAACTCAATCCTACATTGGACAAGGTTCGTGATGTGTTCCTGTTCATGTGCTATACATCACTTGCCTATGCGGACGCACAGAAATTCGACTTCAAACGTGATGTTTTTGAAAAAGACGGTAAGCTTGTGTTCCAAGACACCCGACAAAAGACGGATGAGGAATATTTCATCGTGCTTAACAGACAGGCTATCGGGATATTGGAAAAGTATGAATATAAACTTCCCGTGTTCGCAAATCAGAGAATGAACGATTATTTGAAGGTCATAGCTCAATTTGCCAATATAAAGAAGCCGATTACCACACACTACGCACGGCACACCGCAGCTTGCTTGGCTCTCAACAACGGCATCCGAATGGAAACCGTTTCAAAGATGCTCGGTCATGCGAACATAAAGACCACGCAGATTTACGCAAAACTGCTTAATGACGAGGTGGAACAGGCATACGAAAAGGTACAATCGGTTTGGGACAAGATATAAGGAAAGGCAGCTTATTCGGCTGCCTCTTCTGTAAACTCATCACCATCAAATCGGATTGTTCCCAACAATTTTGATTTTCCAAGTTTATCCGTTCCTTGAATAAATTGATAAACATCAGCGGTGACGCTATTCCCACAACTATATTCGTAAGCTCTACGGAGATGGTTTTTGCATTGAGCGATACATATACCAAGCGTTTTATAACCTCTTCGTACGCCATCTTCGTCTGAATCAAAGTAAAATCTATCCATAGCTATTAATTTATGTATCTTATTCGGCTACCTTATTGCTTAAAGTTCTCAAAATATCCCATTACCTCGGGCGATAAAGTACGCAACCCACAACAGATATATCCTTCAGTCTGTGTCGTACTGCTATGTCCCATGAGTTTCATAATCTGGTACAGGTCAGCACCACGGAGATACAGTCCCGTCGCAAAACTTCGTCGGGCTGAATGGCTCGTTATGAACTCATATTTTGGCTTGACTTGATATTTCCCCTTCTGGTATAACTGCACTTCATCCGTGATTCCTACACTTTTGCAGATTCTTCTGATAATGTCGTTAATAGTCGGCTCGCTCAATTCCCTTGCAACCTTTGATTTCTGTTTAATCAGCTTTAAAATCAAAGGAGAGGTAGGTATATTCGCCTCCTTGCGGGTTTTCTGTGATACATAGTTCAACCATCCATCATGTATGTTCCTTTCCGTAAAACGCATGTAATCGCTGTGTCTCGCACCTGTCAAAGCCCCAAGAAGAAATGAAGTTTTAACAAACTGCTCGTTGTCGCTCTGGGGTACATAATCTATAATAAGGTTGATTTCATCTTCCGTCAAATACACGTTCTGTGATATGTCATCAGACACATACAGGAACTTGCGCCAATTCTTCGGAAGTTTAACTTCTTCCTCAAACATACCCATGACAATGGAAAACCATGTAAGATACCTTCTTACCGATTTTTGACACAATCCCGATTCTTCCAACATGTACTTCCGGAACTTGTTCAGCGAATAAGCGGAAAAGTCAGCCCAAGTCGGCTTCCTGTTGGTCGCCTTCTCATAATAAGCCAACACTGCACCCCTTTCTGGATATTTTTCAAGAAAGGCATTTCTGAAAGTCTGTACATTCATCGTCTAGCCCTCCTTCCACCCATTTTCTTGCAACGGTTCAGCCTCCGTCTGTCCTTGATGTACTCAATAATACAGAACAGGACAAACGGCATAAAGAAACAAGGTATCAATATAGGATATATGATACATATACATATCGTGACAAACAAAAAGAACAACATAATGCCTCCTTCCCTTAAAATCCACGTTTCTTTTTCTTTTCCTCGCTCTGTTGCTGCCATACACCGATGAACATCAGCACAAAGCAGACGAAGAACATAGTAAGTCCGAAAGCCCAACAATCATTTGTGTTGCACCACGAAATGAACAATAATAGTATGATAACTCCAATCGCTAAACCCATAATCAGTCCTCCTGTTCTTTAATTTTCATTTGTTCCTCCATATCCTTGCGGATAAGCCCGTTAATATACGCTCCCATGTTCTTTTTACTACGAAGCCACGAATCTATATCCATATCTATACGGAATATAGTACGATTTCTCATATCACGCTCCTTGATTACTTTATTTTTGCTACCTTTCGGTCTTCCTTTAGGCATAATCTTATTTTTTTTGTAAAGTTAGAAAATATACATGTTATATAAAAATCTCAATTGATGTTATTCGGCATTTAAAGAATAGTACTTTGGCTTTTGCTTATAATTTTCAATACTTTATCTATATTCATGTCAAAATCAATATAATCACCATGTACAAAGACGATTCTCGTGCATATTCGGGAAAAATCCGTTTTGTCCTCTATTGATACAATGTAATTTGGATTTACATAGTGAAATCCTTTCTTAGTTTCAAGTTTAATAAGTTTCATACAATTTAATTTAATAGGTTAATATTAGTGGGCTGCCACGTTACAACCGTGGTACAATGCGGTTTGCAGCCCCTGTAGTTGTTAGAATTTTGCATAAATGCAGCGTTCTACCTTGGCATCGTATTTATCATTCGGAAGCCAATCCGTACCAGTTAGATATTTGACAATATTAGCGACATATCTTTGTGATACTTCGTATATATAATCAATCCTATTTGAAGATTCATCCGTGTATTCCTTACCATTCCAACCACGGATTGCGGCTTCTTGCATTAATTTCATGCCCTGTTTGTATATATCTTTTGCGGATTTCGATTTCATAACATCATTATTTAATAGTTCAATTACTCAATATAAGGCGATTTAAGCCGTTTAAATCACTTAGATATGCATTTCACACTCACAACATCGGAAGGGCTTAAATTCAGCCCGTGCTGCTTGTTTACAAGGTGGTAGGAAAGCAGCTCACAATATCTTTCCGTCATTGCGCTGTAGGTCTTTACTTCTACCTCCGTGCCATCAATCAACAGCACGGAGAAATAACGGTACTTTTCTTGTTTCATAGCTCAATTATATTTAAGATTCAAAGTATTGGTTAACGATGACAGGTACAAGGAACGATAAAAAGCCTTTCTTTTTGCGCTTATTTCGGCTTTTTCCTGTAATATGGTATAATCCTTTCTCTTGCTAAAGAAAACGGAATACAACGCCTTAAAACAGTGAAAGGCGACACCTTTTATCATACGGATATTCTTTTTTCATGTAGTTATAATATTTTTTATAGTTCAATGATTTTATAGCCTTTTTCCTCAACCTTTGGACAATAGTAGCCCGCACCACACCACGAAGTTACGGAGGCAGTATACAAGCCTTTAGGAATACACCCCCACTCTATTAAAGCGTTGAACACTTCGGACCTATCACAACGACATGAAGCAGTACAAAACGAGTGAGAACCTAAATAAATCGGATTGTTCCTTTTAATTCTGTAAACTCTGCAAATCCTGTTGTTATAGCCTTTTTGGTATTCAGCTTTAAAGATATAGGTTATTTACTAGCTTTCTTTCTCTCGTAATTATTCACCACCTTATAAGAAGCCCACAAACACGCAAATAGTATTATAGTTTCAATCATGATAAAGGAATTTAAAGGATAGAAGAAGGGCTAACAAACTAACAGGTTAGCCCGATTAAATAGGGTTATTCTGGAATGCAAGTCCATTTCAGCCAATCACTAAAATCCGAAAATGTCGAATAAGTAACCTTGTATCGCTTTTCGTTGTAATAAGGGAGTTTAGAACAAATATTTATATAATTCATACCACTGTTGCGGTAATTTCTGAAAGCGTCCGCCATACGTTGAGCCTCACGATATGAATTGCAGATAATAACACGCTTTGCGGTTCTACCCTCAGCACAACCCCAACCAGATAAAAACTTATCAGTAGCACAAACGAAGTACATAGAAGGAACAATAGTAATTTGTTCGTCAAAATTTGTAGTGATAACTTTAGCCATAATCTTAATATTTTTTAAATTAAACAATCAGATTTGGCGAGTTGTTCAAAGAATATCTATATTTGCAAAGGAAATAGGAAAACCGTAAAGGGGGGAACTCCTTATATTCCCCCCAGTTCTGCAAAGTTCACTATCAAAGGGCTAGAATGAAAGTGAATTTAATCTTCCAGAACCTAACGGAAAAACGTATTTCCATAATTTACGGGATTTGGTGGAGGGTTAAAGCCCTCCGCTTTCGTTTGGTACTATACCAAACTATATCCTTTGCCCGTCAGATATTCAATAAATCAAAAAAATAAATAGGAAAGAATTTGGAGAGGAAAGAAGAAAGAACTACTTTTGTTCCCTGTTGTGGGGGGGGGTAGTTCTTTCCAATTACCCAACCTTTTGGAGTTCTGGAGTATTGGCGTACTTCGGGACTCCTTTCTTTTCATCATTATTTTGTAACTCGCTTATCCCTTATTAGGATATACAAATATACAACTTTTTTATGATATACCAAAGAAATAACTACTTTATTTTCAATAAATTACGGATTTTTTTGGGTGTTGTAGAACATGTTTTTAATGATATTGTTTTGATATTAGGTTGTCGGGTAGTTTATCAGGATACGAAGCATCAGGAATAAAGGAATTAATACAAGTACCAGCTATCTGGATGTAGTGGTAATTGAGGGTATGTTTTGTTAGTGTATTTATAAAGAGGTGAGGGTTACAACCTCAAAACCTTTGCACCTGTTTTAGGATGAAAAATCTCAGGTTTTTAGTTTTGTTTCTTCTGGTAGATGTAAGCCTTATTTTGTTGTTTATGTTATAACTATAACATTAATATAATCATAACCCATTAACCCCCAATCGCTTACAAGATAGTGCCCCTACCCCCCTTATATTGAATTTAAAATCACGCATTTACCCCTCATAAAAATTTTTTCTTCCCGATTTTTTCGTTTTTCCTTATTTTGTATATTCTTGCATTAAATTGTATATTTATTGCATATTTAACCACTTTAATTAAAGTCTTCGGTTTTCTCCTATTTTTTGGCATAATCTTTAAAACTTTTCACCTTTTGTAATTGTTTGATATTTAGTATTTTTCTATCTTTGTAGAGAAGATATAGAACACATACACTTATATATAGGTTTAGTTGTTTATTATTATATATTATATTTTTTACTTTTAACTTACACACGACAGATTTATGGCGATAGTTTTCGATAGTGAATTGAAAGTCAACCGTTTACGTGGTTTGTTGATGAATTTTCTCATTCCGATGTCTTCTAAGTATGTATCCAAGGCTGCTGCTTTGGACTCATGCAGTACGGTTGGTGCGGCACGTCTTTTGTTTGAAAGGCTGATTTCCGAAGTGATGTCCGAGCTTCCTCTTGCTTCCTATTCCAAGGACAACAATCCCGATTATTTCGGTCATTTGCGTATATACAATGGGGAGTATTACGAGAAGATTCCGATGACGCTTGTTGTTGATACGGTTTATGGTGGCTGGTTGTTCGACCACTGCAAGATGAACCACAAGTATTATTCCAAGCTGGAGAAGGCTTGTTACAAGAGCGTGAAGCGTGCGTTGGAAGTGCGTAGGCTTGAACCCCGTCTTGACTTGATGTGCTTCAGGAACGGCGTGGTTGATTTCAAGGATGTGGGTGTAAAGTCCTACAAGGATGTGTTGCGTCCTTTCTCTCCCGACTACCATTGCGTGAAGCAGTATGACTTCAGGTGGAATCCGAAGGCTGAGTGTCCTACTTGGAAGAAGTTCTTGGGCATCCCTGCGTTTGAAGGTCAAGACCCTGAAGAGATTGACGGTGTACTCCCGGAGAGACACAAGCGTGTCGTGTTGCAGAAGTTCTTGGGAGGTGGTTTCATAGACAGAAGGAAGGTCAAGTTCGAGTATCTGATGATACTGTACGGTACTGGTGCTAACGGCAAGAGTGTGGTGAAGGATGTCCTTGACGGTATATTCGGCAAGGAGGAGGTATTTCCCAACCTTCAGTTCAGCTCGCTTACGAAGGAGGGTTTTGACGGTTTCAATTCCCGTAGGGCGATAGAGGGATGCAGGTTTGCGTATTGTACGGAGATGTCCCCCAACGAGTTCCGTAGACCTGAGCTTGTGAAGGCTGCTGCATCCGGGGAGAGTATGGCTGCACGTGGTATCGGGGAGAACACGAAGCCTGTGGTTGACATACCTATATTCATGTGCAATTCCAACTATGATTGGGGTGAAGTGGAGCTTATACCTAAGGATTCCCCGAACGACGAGAGCATGGCTAGGCGTGTGCTTCTACTGAACTTCGACAAGAAAGTGCCTGAGGACAAGCGTGACCCTGAGCTCTCCGACAAGCTCCTGAAGGAGAAGGAGGGTATCTTCATGTGGATGGTTCGTGGTTACAAGCGTCTGAAGTCGAACAAGTGGAAGATACATGATTCCCTTTTCGGAAGGGTTGAGAAAGTCCGTCACAATGCGAACAAGAGCGTGGTGGTGGTGAACGGGAAGAAGGTTCACGGAAGCATCATCGAGTATGTACGTTTCAAGGATATAACCCCTATCATGGATGAAGTGCATAAACATTCAGTTCTTGTATCATCTACGGATATTTATGAGAATTACAAGAAGTTCTGTATCAGCAACGGTATAGCGTCCTATGTGAAGAGTGCGCATAAGCTGAGTCTTGACTTCGGTACTTTGGGATTCAGCAAGAGGATAGGTTTCGGTGCGAACAACTGCAACGGTTATATCATGTACTGGAGCGAGCCGCACAATTCGATGATATTCACTGCTGCGATACCTTCGATAGAGAAGATTCTCGACTTGGAGGCGGTTCTTGGAAACGAGGAGCTTGAAAATATTGAGGATATAGACATTGACTAACTTTATAACACGACAGAATTATGGATTTCGGAAAGAAGAGATTGGGTAACTGGATTGTTACCAAGTACAACAAGGAGGGTGTTCCCTTCATTCGTATCAAGCCTGTAAGCGGTGAGTTTGCATGGGAGTATTCGTCACTCGATGAGGCGTACCCTAAGATTGAGGCTGCGGTGGATGATGAAAGCGTACATGACGGTTTCCAGACATGTATAGGCATCATGTCATCGTTCATCCATGTGTTTGACCCTGTGTTCTATCACCTTTATGTGAAGTGTCTGGAGGTTTACGGTGAGATTGCCGAGAAGGTGAAGCCTGCCACTGCGGAGGAAGAGCTTGAAATCATCCGTGAAATGAAGGTTGAGTACGAGCTTGGTGAGGAACTAAGGAAGTCTGCGGATGGCGAAGAAGGAAAGACCGACGCAGAGGTGTAGGGATTGCAGGTTCGCCACGGACTTTCATGAGATTGGAGCGAAGGGCGAACCTTTCCTCTGTAAATGCAAGTTTCAGACGAGGAGCATGTTTCTGAACTACGATTGGTGTGTGAATTTTAAGGACAAGAGGTCTTGGTAAAGAGTTAAGGGGAGCATGACACTCTCCTTTCTTTATGTTCTCAAACATACTCCTTCCCTATCCTACTTTCATTTATTGTGGGTAATTTTGTGAACTAATTCTAAAAACTATATGATTATGAAGAAGATTTTGTTTTTGTTGGCGATGCTGCCGATGATGGTTTTTACCGCTTGTTCGTCTGATGACGATGTTGAGATTACAACTGCTCTTGTTGCAGGTGAATGGGATGTTTATTGGGCTGAACAAAATGGAGAGAGTATGGATGTTCCTAAAGGATTCATTTACATCAATCTCAATAGTAACGGAACTTATACTGTAAACTTCCTTGACGAGTATTATAGAGGAACTTGGGAATTACAAGGAAATACAGTGGTAGGCACTACTATAGACCCGATTACGGAATATTACAAATTCGTTGAATTGGACGGAAGTAAGGCTGTAATTGACTATTCAAACTCAATTGGCGACAAGTATAAGTTCAAAGCCAACAAGAGATAACAAATAAAGCGGAGCAATAAACTCCGCTTTTCTTTTTGCAAGTAGTTTCATTTACAACTATCTTTCTCTCTACTGGACAACTTAATCTTTTCCATAACATCGGGTTTTTTGCAAATATACTATTTTTTCTCCATTTTCGCCTTCTGAGCCATGTAGAGAGAGCAATTGTGACATTGGATAGGGACGTAGAAGTGTACAATGTCCTCTTCGTCCTGTAAATCATCCTGCTTGACTTTGGACAAATCCGCAATGAGCTTCTTGATGTCTAGCCATTCCTTGCTGCCTACAGGGTGCTTCTGTTTTGCGATTAGGAGTTCCTTCAACTGCATTTCCTTGGAAAGCTCGGTTGTCATGTCAATCTCGGCAAGCTCGGTCTTTGCCTTTTCTTCTTCGACTGCCGCACGTTTAGCTTTCTTCTTCAGCAGTTCCATTTCCTTCACTCTCATGTCGATGTAGTTTACTACCCCTACATCTTCTTTAAGAAGGTGGTTCATGTCCTGTATGTTCATAAGAGTGGAGTATGTAGGATTCCATAGCCCACTGAAGGCGTATGCATCCTCCTTCTCCCATCCTGCAAGCACGAGTTCGCAGAAGACCTTGTGCATGGGTGTCCGTAGCTTGTATTTCTTGCACTCCTTCAGAAGTGCGTTGGTCGGTTTTGGTAAAGCCATATATAATAAGGTATATTAGTTGTAGACAAATACGAAGTAACATCGGCAGTTCAAGTGCCATTCTCCTTGATACTCTTGAATGGGATGATAGCCCACCATGCTTTGACAAGTACGACACGGGTAGCTGCTTCCTCTGAACGAATAAAATCCAATAGCTCCGTCCCGATAGGCATTTGAGCCGTACACGTTCATCCATGCTGAACCGATGGTGTGCCTAGTAAGCGTTAGCAACAGATTTCTTGCGGAATTGGAATGACCTTGACCATAGCTGATGCCACCCGTCTTGATGCGAGTTGCTGCCATACCTCCTCTAACAACGGTGTTTCGGAAAAGTTCATTGTTGTAGGGTGCATTCATGTTAGCCCTTACGGTGGAAAGTAGCTTGTTCACTCCATATCCGAAAGCAAGACCCGATGCAATGAAGGCTTCAAGCTCATACTTGTATCGGTTGGTATAGGTATTGATGCGCTCCTTCAAGGTGTATCCGTAGGTTTCTTCGTTGATGTAAAGGATAATATCGTCTTTCTGCTTATTATCTACCGCCACACTGAGAGTTTCAGTATATTCATAGAGCATCTCACGAAGCTTAGCCAATACAGCATCGACCTCCTTCTTTAGTTCTGGATTCACGGAGAACTTGAACAGCGAAGCCTTAATCTTGTACTTGTAGGATATTCTGATAATCTCCCTTGCAGCCCAAATGAGTGCTTCATCCAAATGGTTCTGCATGGAGATTTCAGCGTTTACCCTCTTTCGGATAAAGGCTTTCGCTTCTTCTATGTCCTTGTCTGTATACATCATTCAGTCTTTTCTACTTGTACGGCATCGTCGGGTTGAGTGGCATCATGGAGCTTGATTTCAGCCAGCAAGTCCTGTTGCTGTTGCTCCTTGTATTCCTTCATCACTCTTTCCCATTCTCCTACTGTGGCATAGAAAGGTATTCGTTCCGAAGCGGTTTCCTTCGAAATGAAGCCGTTCTGTACAGCAGCCGACAAGTCGGTCACAATCGCTGATTCGTTCAAATGTATGTACGCCTTAATCCACCACTTAATAGGTAGGTTTGTAAAGTCGATGCTCTTTTCAGATTCAACTCCATACCCGAACATGAACATTTCCACCATTGCGTTGAGGAAAGGCTGGTATTCGGCGGCATCACAAGTGGCTTTTTCGTATGCGGGGGAATAGAGAATCTTCAATGCTGCGGCAGGAAGGTCGCCCGAACGCAACTCTGGAGGTATAACCGCAAAGCTCTGTTCGTTAATCATCCTGTAGAGTGTGTCCAGCTGCTTCATGAACGATTCGGAAGCGGACTGTGATTCAAGATACCCAGCCTTGTCATCCGTTCCCATAGAGAGTATTTTAAGCGAGCCGTTGATGTCGTGTGTCATTTCCACATCCTCTCCTTGAAGATAAAGGATAGGTTCACCGAAAGCCTGGTTGTTGTGAGCCATCTGCGAGAAAGTCATTTCATACCCGTCTATCGAGTTCTGTGAAGCAGACCAACAAGCACCGTTCTCGTCACGTCTGTATGCAACAGGGATGAACGGGAATCCATGAGGCTTCTCCTCAACGAGCGTATATCCGCTTAGATTGAAAATGCCCAATATCTTGTCAGTAAACGACTGGTACTTGTCTCCAGCCTTCTTGAAACGACGGAGCATTGTATTGTCCCATACTTCCAGCCATTCGCATACTATTTCCCCTTCATCGTCGTAGTCATAATAGGAACGTGCAAATACATTGAGCTTTCCTGTAATGGAATCATAGTGAGGATAGAGTGTGTCTCCGTACAGATAGGACAACACCTTGTAGCCGAACTCTCCATTGTTGAGGAATCCTACAATAGCGCCGTCTCCCGTTATCTTGACGGATTTTGCAGCCTCGTAGAACGCCACTTCCATGTCCTTGCCTAGCCATCCCTCCTTGAAAAGCTTGAAGTCGTCCTGTTCCTTGGCGGTAGGCTCTGAAGTGTTCAGTTCAAACTGGATGTCATTGCCGCAAAGGTGAACCAACTGCTTGGTAGTGATAATCTGTTGGAATGCGAATGAATACCTAGGAAGCTTCTCGCAATAGACTTTCCGCTGCATCTTTTCGGTCGGGTTTCCATTTTCATCAAGTACGGGAACATTCTCTTCCTTGTAAATGTCGGGGTAATGGGACGTGTCGTTGATTCTATGACCGCTCGGATAATACTCCCTGAGGAAATCCGATTGCCTTACCACGTTGAACATTACGGTGTCGTCCGAATACAGAGGTTCTTCACCGTAATTGAAAACGCCGCCTGTGAGATAACCTATAGGCTTAACTCTACGCCACGGCTTCTTAGTCTTTATATCCTTTGCCTTCATCTATATATGGGTTTTGTGTATCTTAGCAGACCTTTCGGTTTGCGGTGTTTGGTTTTAATTTCAAAAATCATTCTGTATATGAGGGATTCAAAGAAGTCGGGAGAATAACCGACCGCCTTAATCATGCCTTCCTTGTTCACAAGCTCGAAGCCGCCTATCGAGGAATTGTCCTTGTGTCTGATACACTTCCTCTCCTTCATCAATATCTGACGAAGCGGGGTATTGCTGTACTTGCCCTTCTTCCCGTTGAATCGGAGGTCAAGCAGACGCGGCTCTATCGAAATCTTTCCATCCTGTATGTAGTGAGCCAACATTTCGGCACATTGTGACTTCACGTTCTTGTACGACCTGTCAAAAGGCTCTTTCGGTCTCTCCGTTCCAGTGAACTTCACCGCCCTTCTGAAGTGCCCAGACAAAGCCTGTCCGACACCCCAATAGTCGTATACCACATTCTCTTCACGCACTCCCCATTCAAGCAACTTGGCGGCGAATATCTTCTCCGTGTTTGCCGAATTCTCACGCATGACGAAAATGTCCTTGATGTGGAGACCATCCCAAAGCCACATTACACAGAAGTCACCGCCTTCAAATGCGATGTCGGCAGACACATACCTAGCTCCACCCGTCTGTGATGATGCCGCAAAGAAACGCTCCATGTCCTCCATCTTAATCATGTCATCGCCAGTGCGCTTGAAGTTCCAGTTCCCTTCAAGGTCTCTAGCACGCTGTTCTTCGTCCTGTTGAGCCAAGTTAGCCACATAGTTTGGGTCTGATGATATGAGGGCAATGTTTTCCTCCAGTTTACCCTTGATGAACGTGGCTGACTTCACGAACATGGTAATCTTGTTGAATCCCAATGCTTCGTATTCGTCTTTCCACAAAGGGTCGATGATGTCCTTGCATTGTGCGTACACTTCCTCCGGTGAAGCTCCCCAATAGATTTGGTCGGGGGTGTCACCGTCCATGAAGCAGTAACGTATGATTCCATCCCTCTCGGGTATGGGAAGACCCTCCTCGTCAATCCACCAGTCGATGAACTTCCGTACCCATGAGTCGGGGTCGGGGTTGCATGTACCGTAGAAACGGTTTCTGATTCCGTATGCGTTACGGTTACAGGTAACTAGGAATTTGAACTTCTTGTATGCAATCTGCGTGATTTCGTCAATGCCGATATAGGAATACTGGCGACCACGGAAACGGGTTTCAAAGTCTTCATATCCTCCCGCATAGTAGGAAAACTTCAGCTTTCCTCCGTTGTAGAAATTCCAAGTCATGTCGTTGATGGAACGGTTGTACTGACCGAACGGTGAATAAAGTTGGTAGGATGTATTCACCAAGTCAATCAAGTCATCTCGTTCGTTACGGAGAAGGATAGCATTGAAATGACTATTCCTGATGTCTTTCAATGACTCCATGAGCAAGGAGAACGATTTTGAATTGTGTGTCACGATAAAATCCTCAACCATGAAAAGGCTGTTGGCATTATCCACCGCAATACAGCAACATTCTTGTTCTCCTAGATATTCAAAATCAACGATGCGCCTTGTATATTCGCTAATACCTCCGTTGTATTCACGGCATCTTGCTTTCTTATAAGGTAAACGAAACAATCTTTCGCTATCCTTAATTCGGATGTACACTTCATAAGCATCGTTGCATCTAACATATTCACCTTCTTCGTTTCTATATCCTGCTTCATGCTTTGATATGGTAGCAACACCGCCCAAACTATTAACCAAGAACTTTACATCCTTAGCCAACTGTTCGCTAATTGAAGTAAACGAACAATGCCCACGGCTGTCAACTGTACCATCCGTATCCATCAAACCTTGAAGTATAGCCCATCTTTCATCCACATTGCCAAACAAGAAATATTTGTGAACATATTTATCAAGTGCACCATGACCTGCAATGTCAAAATATATCAAGTCTTCAATAAGAGATTCGTTACGAATAGCATAGCTATTCGAAAGCGAACCTTCCTTGTAACGAATATTACCCATATCAATCCCAGCCAATTCAAATTCTTCAACGACTTGATTTGGCTCTGATTCAAGAAGACATTTACCTTGTTTTATAACGGTGTCAGTCGTGCATCCATCACCAAGTAAAGCACCATAAATGTACGGGTCAAAATTTGGTCTTCTACCACGCCCAATACCTTGCGTAAACTTTACGGGTTCGCACAATGGAACAACGATGTGCCCATTCTTCAAATCTCCGTCCTTTTTCTTTTGGAGAAAATCTACAATCATCTGAGTAGTCCAAACTCGCCAATCATCTTTCAAGTCAAGACCGTTCAAGTGTCTCTTCTTTGAAATGTAGCAAGTCCTTCTTACATTCCACAAATGGTCGTAAGAGGCAATGACGGATGAACCGTCAATGAATGTCAATCGGTAGGCAGGCAGCTTTCCGTGGTCTTGTCTGTAAACCACACGCTGCATACCTCCATCGGTAGCGGATATAATGTCACCAGCCTTCAAGTCACCGATTCTTCGGTATCCAAATGGTGTAACTACTTTTGTATCAACCAAAAGTGGTCCGCCTCGATTCCCGCCGAATATGGTAATATCGGCATTTGTCGCCAAGAATTTCTCCTGACAACCTCGTTGTGCTATAATCCTTTTATCGCTTCTTTTTTGCCGAAGGCGTTCAATGTACTCGTAAGAGAAAACTTCCACGTCTCCGCTTGTTTTAAGAACTGAATCGTGCATAAAATTCGTGTTGTTGGCACAAATATAGTAAATTATTGGCTTATAACAATTTAATAACACTTATTAAAGTAAAATTTTAATGCTTTTTGTTTGTTAATTAGAAATCAATGGATTATATTTGCGGAAAATAGTGAAGGAACGACCTTTACTACAACACAAACTAAGAAACTTATGGAAAAAGAAAAACTTTTGTCCGAGTTGAAGACCAGAGTCGGAACAACCGCTCTATCGGATAGAACCATTGACGAGTATGCAACAAGCATCCTTCCGATGATTTCGAGTGAAGAAATGGTAAATGATTCGTTCTGGAATGCCCACACGACTATTCTGAAATCCTTTGAAGGCAATCTGAATCACGAAGTGGCAAACCGAGTGAACGTATTCAAAAGCGAGTGGGAAAAGAATCATCCGCAGACACCGCCTCCACCTCAAGAAACTCCCAAGGATGACAAGTATGAAATCTTGCTGAAGGAAATCGAAGGCTTGAAGAAAGCCAACGAAGAGTCGCAGAAAAAATCTGCAATGGAATCTCTCAGAGCGCAAGCACTTTCAAAAGGAGGGGATTTGAATGTCTCCAACAAGAACCTTTGGAAGGATTGCGTAAGTGCCGCAAGCATAGGAGACGATTCAACCATAGACTCGGTACTGGAACAGGTAAAGAAGGATTACGAGACAAGACTCAAGTCATACGTTGGCGATGGAGCTATACCATACGGAGGCGCACAGTCTCCACAAAGAGTTAGCAAAGAAACGGCAAATGCCAAACGTGAAGCGTTCAAGGAAAAGATGCGCAGCCAAGGCAAGTTGCCAAAATAACAAACAAACAAACGCAATTTAAAACATGGTGAATTTACAGAAAGGTACATTCAACACCATCGCACAGGGTTCTGCTGAATTTGGCGGTCACTTTCCCGTTTGGTCGAGAGTAGACAAGCTGTATCAGGGCGGTGGTTATCTTGACGTTGCCGACTTCAAGGCTGGTGACGTTATCGGTGCTGGTACAATGGTAATCTTCAACGGTGCAGGTAAGGAAGTTACTATCGTGAAGGCTGAAGATGCCGACAACTTGGAAAAGGTGAACGGCTTGATTTTCGAGGACGTTTGCATTCCTGACGGTTGCATTCACGCTACTTGTGCAGTTGTGAAGAGTGGTAGAATTTATGCAGACCGTGTTGCTAGCGGCATCCCTGCCGAAGTTGAAAGCAATGTGAGACTTGCAGAAATTGAATTCGTTCGTGAAGCTTAAAAGAGGAGGTTACTATGTACGCAAGAGACAAACAATTCTATGACATTGTAGCCAAGGGCTTAGCTTCTATGGGCTACGAAGGCGCAAACGCCTTTGGTGCATACATCCAAGACATGTTTGCACAGAAATACAACGCAGAAAGCACTTTCGCTGAAGCGGGCTTTCCGTTGAACCCGAATATTCCAATCAATCCGACATTCGAACAGATTGAAGCGACTATCCGTCCTTATACTATGGCGGGATATGTGGACATTGATTCAGATGGTCCTACCAAGTCAACTGACGGCATGGCTTTGAAGTATGGTGGTATTCCAACCTTCAAGCATGAAGTTGTATTGAGCCGCAAGATTCTACGTGAAAAGATGATGCTCGCTGACGCTATCGGTGGCAGCAACGCAGAAATCGAGGACACAGTAATGGAGCTCTTGTTCAACGGCTTGGACGACTTGCTTGGCGGTAACTACAACACCATGCTTTACCAACGCCATCAAATCGTTTCCAACATGGGTAAGTTGGTCATCAACGCAACAAACAACCCGTTGGGCGTTCCAGTAGAAATCGACTTCGGTGTTCCTTCAAAGAACAAGAAGACTTCCGTATGGTACACAAAGAGCGCAGATGCAGCAGCACAGGCAGCAGGCGTGACTGACGGTACTATCGACCCAATCAAGGTTATGCGTGAAGTGAAGTTGAACGCAGCACGCAAGGACTTCGCTCCTGCTGGTCACTGGGAATGTTCGCAGACTACTTACGAAGACTTGATTTCTTTGCCTTACTTCCGCAAGATGTATGTATTGGCAAACCGTCCTGACATCAGCGACGCTGACCAAGCTTCAGCTTTCGGTGCATTGATTCCAGACGATACAATCAAGGCATTCATTGAAAAGCTCATCGGTGCAAGAATCGACGTAATCGACGCTTTGGCTGTCGTTGAAAAGTTCAACGTAACAAGCAAGAAGATGGAATACACCAACCTTGAAAGCTTCAACGAAGGTGTACTGGTTTACGTTCCAGACGGTGCAATCGGTGACGTTCAGTGCGGCAAGCCTATCTTCATGGAAACTCCGGGTGCCCGTACCGCATTGTATGATGGCGGTCGTACATTGATTCGTCAGATTTTCAATGACGAGACAATGACTCAGGTTGTCAAGAGTGAGGTAACAGGTCTCTGCGTTCCTAACAAGGTACGTTGGATGTATTACTTGACAATTAAAGGCTGATAAGTGATGTGCGCTGAAACCCGTTATACTGCTGACATGACCATAGAGGATTACCTTTATGGTTGTGTCGGTTATACCATTCCCGAAAACACCGTCAATGTAATCCTTGTAGACAGGGGCGTTGAACCGAATTCGTCCGTTACTGCCATGAGCAAGAGGGACAGGGATTTGTGCAAGGCTGACCTCTACATGAGCATTGTCTCTTCACCAAGCGTGTCGGGCAATGTAGAAGACAACAACGGTGTATGGAAGCACAAGGAAGGAGGTACTCAAATGTCTGCTTCGGACAAGAAACACCTTCGTTCGATGGCAAACGCCATATACAAGAAATATGGTGAAAGCACCGTGAATTCGGGTATAAAGCTCTCTTCTTTCGGTATGAAAATGGTAAAGTTAAAAGCATGAAGAAATACGACGCATACAGCACCAGATTCCCTCACACTTGCAAGGTGTACAATGTAAGTGGGGAAACCCCTTTTGAGGAAGGTACTGAATCTCTCTTTTACCAAGGGGAATGCCACATGTACGGAAGTTCGACACTTCGTACATTCAAGCAAAGCGGGGTCATCAAGGGTGAATATGCCGTTGACATTCCGAAGCTTGTAAAAGGTGTCAATTCGGGCGACCTTATTGATGTGACCGATTACAACGGGACATTCATTGCTTGTGTAATAACCAACTCCATGCCAGTCGTTTACGGCAGACATGAAGGTACGACCATTTATTTCAATCTTCCAAAGAACTAAGGTATGGCTAACAATAGGGCAGCATTGGATAATGGTTTCAAGAAGGCTAAGCAGATAATCTTCGGACATCTGTATAACCAGTGCATCAAGTTATGCGATGCGCTTGTAAGCGACGCACTGACGAAAAGAGAGTTCCAAAGCTTTACAGGCAATACCATTACAAGTTTTGCGTGCGGCATCTATGTTGACGGAGACTTGAACTATATGGTAGCAAGTGGTGAGGACATGGACGCACCTGTACATGCAAAAGTTCAGAAAGGGGAACTTGTATATTTGGCGAATCCTTATGAAGGCGAAGCTAGAAGTGTACGAGGAAAGGTTGACATCCGATACAGCATTTCGGGTATGGAAACCTCTTTTGAAATACTTAAAGGTATAGGCTCTCCATCGAAGGGTATTTCCATTGTCATGACAACGGGTACTGAATACTCTACCTACTTGGAGAACGTGTACAAGCTTAATGTTCTTTCAGAAACAGCCAGTGAGAGCAATGTCAAGAAATTGTTATACAGTAGTTTCAAACCATTACCATGAGTTATAAGGAAGATTTCAAGATAAAGGATGCGATGCAGTCACTATACAGTTTGGGGAAGATTGCCTCTACCAATGTGTTCACAGGAAGTAGACCGCAAGCCGTACCCGAACAGATGAAGGATTTCGTGGTTGTCAACATTGTAGGAAGCGTAAGCTCTTCCACTTATGGCGGCGGTTATGGAATGTCTTCTGGTTACTGTAGCTTTGAAATATATGCACGGTTGAAGAAAGGAGGAATGGAAGACCAGAACAAGATGGAGAAGATGCTTTCTGACATCATCGGTCAACTCCCCTACTCCGACAACGTGCTTCAGATTTCAAGACCATCGGTAATGCTAAAAGGAAATGACGGGCTAGGATTCAGCGCAATGCTTATACGTGCAGAATTGTCAATAAAATGATTTACAAACGATTAAAAAATATAAGACATGGCTTATAAAACTAAAAAAGAATTGAAAGACGTGTTCATGGGTCTTTCTGAAGTCAGAACCGTAAAGGGAGGTATCAGTGATTTCTCTTCCGTTACATCTGAGATGGAAATTCCAGTTCTTGTTGACACCCTTACTATGTCTATGGGTGAACCGACAAAGAACAGCGTGAAAGTACACGGTTTGCAGACTGATTGGGCTGTAAGCTACACAGCAGGTGAGTTCGAATTCGCTTGTACTATCCCAAGTACAGCAAAGGACTTGTGCAACTACTTCTTCGGTGAGTCAAACGACATCGATTCGGCTTCAATCGACGGTAAGACCGCTTCAGGCTTCTCATTGACAATGAAGAATGTAATGGTAGACTTGGGCTTGGTGCTCGTGAACGAAGCAGGCGACAAGGCTGTATTGGTAAAGAAGATGTCCGTAACTCCACGTTTCGTGTTCGAAAACGCTTCAACTACCCCTGTTGCAATCGCTTTGACAGGTACATTGGTTGTTGACGAAAGCGAAACAAACGATGACGACATCGCTTTCTTGGACTTTGCGAAAGCATAATATAGGTAAAAAGGTTTTCAGAGTTTAGGGTGGTGAGCCAAGAGCCACCGCCCTTTTCTTTTATAACGTCAATTATGGAACAACCGAACAACGCAACACAACAGAAACTCAACGACATCCTTGAAAACGGTAAGGATGTGATTGAAATAAGGGGAAAGAAATACAGTATCGGATGGATAAAGAAAGGTGTTATCCGAAAGCTGTCCGACACCATACTGACATGCAAGAAGGAAGACGAACTGAGTGCAAGGTGCGCTTCGTTGGTACTGCTCAACGGATACTGGAAGATATTTTTCTTCCACTGGTTCTACTGGCGTTATCTATGGAGAAAGTATTCTGACGAGGAGCTTCTTGAAGTGTTCCTCATTGCTAAAAAAAAAGTGGACTCGCAGACACGGGCTTACTTGACGAATACCATATATCTGATAGGGATGAAGGACACGGTGATGACGATGACGAGGAAGGAAGCAGAACGTACCCTTCAAGAACTTCGGCAGGCGCATCCTTCTCCTACGGAGAAAAACACCCAGAACTGACGCAGCCGCTAGTCCTCTTTTGGGGGCTGTTGACAATACCTAACTGGTACATGGATTGGGTACTCAGCAACGCACACTTGGAACTTCTGATTTGCGACCAGCCAATCATTTCTTACAAGAAGCACAATAAGGACGACAAGCCGAAGCATACCAAGAAAGAAATGGACGATGTGATGGCTAGATGGAAGGCTAAGCGTGAGAGAGAAGGAAAGAGCACCGATTTCAAGACGGGAACAAAAGTGAACATGAATGATTTCTTGCGGAAAGGAATTGACGCATTTAACGATATAAAAACAAAATAAGACATGGCAGACCTCGGAAATCTGTACTTTGACATATTGCTCCGTGATATGACCGATGCCGACATCGACAAGATAAAGAAAAAACTTGAAAAGGTCGGTGTCAAAATCGGTGCGGACGTAGACAGGAGAACTTTTGAAGCCAACATAAAAGCTGCATTGAAAAACAAAACCTTCAATGTTGACTTGGCTGCAAGTAAAAACATCAAAAAAGCGGCTGTTGAAGCCAATAAGACCATTCTATCCAAGAGTGTTACGGATTTTCTTAAAGACAAGACCTTCAAGGCTAATGTAGACTTGGTTGTAAAGAAAGCCTCCGTACAGCAAGCAATCCGACAAGCGTTTGCACAGGCTGGTCTAAACTACAATACTTCTGCGAGCGATGTAAGACAGAATCTTATCGACACACGAAACCTTAGAACTGATGCGTATGTAAGAGCACAAAAGGCATTGGAGGACTATCGCAGGGCGCAGATTGCTTCTGCTAATGCCGCCAACAAGCAAAACTCCGCAATGGAACGTGTGAACCGTACAGCCGAAAGACAGAAAGGTGTTATGGCAGGCATCCGTGAACAGGTAGCCAACGCCTATGCGCTTTATCGTGTAGGCAGGTTCTTGGAAGGGATTATTAGAATCAGCGGTGAGTTTCAACAGCAACATGTGGCTTTGCAAACAATCTTGGGTGATGCACAGCAAGCCGACGTACTCTTCCAACGCATCAAAGGATTGGCGGTAGAAAGCCCGTTCAAGTTCGGGGATTTGACTAAATACGCAAAACAACTTGCAGCATTCAGCATTCCTTACGAAGAAATGTTTGACACTTTGAAGCGTTTCGGTGACTTGTCGGCAGGTCTTGGTGTTGATATGGGTCGTATCATACTTGCTTACGGACAGGTTCGCAGCGCTGAGTTCCTGAAAGGTACAGAACTCCGTCAGTTCACAGAAGCTGGTATTCCTTTGGTTGCTGAACTTGCTAGGAGATACACCGAACTTGAAGGTACATTGGTAAGCGTAGGTGATGTGTATGACCGAATCAGCAAGAAGGAAGTTCCTTTTGCGGATGTAAGAGCTGTACTTTGGGATTTGACTAATGAAGGTGGTCGATTCTTCAATATGCAAGCGCGACTTACCGATACCTTGAAAGGTAAATTGGATAAACTTATTGATAGTTATGAGATTTTTCTTGCAGAAGTAGGAAATTCTAATAACGATGCTCTTGGTGGCACTCTTGATATGCTGACGGGTATATTAAATCATTGGAGAGAAATACAAAACGCAATTATGGCTGTTGTCGCAGCTTATGGGACTTACAAAGCTGCTTTGATTGCTGTAACCGCCATCCAAAAGACAGCCATCAAGCTAGAGGTTATTCAGAGGGCTATAACTTCAATGCAGTTTCTAGGAAAGGCCACGAACGGTGTCAGCGCCGCATTCAAATTACTTGGAAATGTAGTAACAAAGAACCCTATTGGGATGTTTGCTAGCGTGATGGCAACGCTTGTTGGAGTTGTTGTTGCGTTAAGAAGCAATTCAGAAGATGCGTCGGATGCTATTGTTGAATTGAATGCTAAAATTGCCGAGGAATCTGAACTTGTTGAAAGGAACAAGCAGAAAGCTCAAGACATGGCGATTGTAATGTCAAACGAAAAGAAATCAATCGAAGACAGGTCAAGGGCTTACGAAACGATTAAGTCTTTGTATCCTTCCATATTTGAAGGCATGACCAAGGAGCAAGCTTTACTTATGGATGAGCTTGAACTAAGAAACAAGATAACAGAAGCCGCAAAAGAAGAAACAAAGGAAAAACTTAAATCCAATCTTGTAGACTTGGACAAGAAAATCTTGGAAGCAAAAAAAACAAGGGATTCTTCTTCGATAATGTACGACCGCTTCGGAAACCAAATTGACTTGAAATCTGAAAAGCAGAAAAAGAAGGAAGCGCAAGATGTGATAGACCTTGAAACGGAAAGATTGAAGTTGCTAGAAAAGATAGCATTAGTTGAGAAGAAAGAAGCCGAGCTGCAAAGTCAAAGGACGTCAAGGTGGTACACCGAATCCAAGAAAATAGCCGAAGAATCAGGCTTGAAGTCCCTCATTCCTACCGACAAGGAAACTGATGTATGGGAATACTTTGACCGAATCAAGCAAGGCATGGATGACATCAAGAAAAAAAAGGATTTGCTCAACCCTGAATCGGCAAATTATTCAACCATGCTCGGCAATCTTGATGCTGAATTGGAGGCTTACGAGAAAATTTACTACGGAGTTCTCGGAGGTAAGAACGAGGAAGCAATCAAGGCTGCGGAAGAAGCACGCAAGGAACGTGAAAAGCAACGTCAAGACGAAGCGAAGCAGAATGAAAAGGCAGGTAAGGAAGCTGCAAAGGCATTCGCAGACGGTGTTAAGTCTGAAATGGAACGTATTACCTCACAATGGGACTTGTACAAGCAATTGTTTGACTTGACGGGCGACAAGCAATTCGCATCTACTGCATTCACTGTTACTCCAGTATGGGATGAAGCTGCCGAGCAAATGCTTGAAGAAATGAAGAGAGCATTGGAAAGCCAAGGTCTTGACACTACGGTGGAATTTAATATTTCAGACAATGTAGCCAAGGCTTTCTATGGGGACTTGTATGATTCTTGGAAACAAATCAAAGACCGAATCGAGAAGAATGGTATTGACTTAAAGATAAATACAGGTAATGCAATTAAGGATGCAATGAGTATCCAAGAACAGATTGAAGCTGAAACCAACAAGAAATGGGAAGCTCTTATTCCTTTGCAGGAAGATACACCTGAATATACAGCAACGGCTGAGAAATTTGACAAGATAATATCGGACTTGAAGGCTCAATTGTTTGCTCTAAGTCCAGCCTTCACCGAACTATTTGTTGATACGACGGGTCTTGCAAGAACTGAGGTTCAATCATTATATGAGCGAACAAAGAAACTTGTAGAACTTGTAAGAAACGGCCAAGAAAACAGGAATAAAGACAATGTTGTTACTGGATATAGCTTTACTGATGAGAACGGGAAAGTTCAAGAAATAAGCATTGAAAAATATAAGGAGCTTCTTAGATTGTTAGAAGAACTTGAAGACAAGTCTAAGAAACTAGAAACTCCACTGACAAGAATTTGGGATGCTCTTAGAGGTAAAGGTGAATTAGGTGAAGGAGAAAAGAAAGGAACTCTTGAAGGAGCATTGGAAGATATGTCAGCTCTTACCGAGGCTACAGCAAAAGCGTCTGACGAGCTTTCTTCTATGTTTGACGCATTAGGCAATGAAGATTTGGCAGATGCTTTCTCTTTTGCAGGAGATATGCTGAATGGTGTCAGCACATTGGGTAAAGCAGCAGCTTCATTTGCCAGTGGTGATATTCTTGGTGGTATCTATGGTGGTATCAGTGGAGTGACTGGAATTATAGGTTCTATCGCTGCAATGCATGACAAGAAATTGGACAAAGCAATCAAGAAATCTCAGCTTGAGGTTCAAAAGCTAGAGAATGCATACTCACAATTAGAACGAACTATCGAAAGACAACTTGAAGGTGTATCAAACGACCAAGCTCTAAAAATGCTTGAATCATTGACAGGACAACGTGCGGAACTAGCAAAGCAGTATGAGCTTGAAGATGAAAAGAAGAAAACCGACAAGTCGAAACTTGAAGACTACAAGAATCAGATTGCTGAGCTTGACGACCAAATCAAGTATTTCTACGAGGATTGGGCTAATGAACAATACGGTGTAGATATAAAAGGTTGGGCTAGTCAGATTGCGGAAGCATTGACTGATGCGTTTGCCAGTGGTGAAGATGCGGCTAAAGCATTTGACGACACCGTTGCAGGAATCCTCAGAGAGCTTGCGACAGAAGCAATACGTCTTCAGTTCATACAGCCTGCAATGGATAACCTTCGTGAATACATGTTCGGAAGAAACGGTATATTCACTATCGGTTCTGAAAACGGAATGAATATGTCTGAGGGTGAAGCCGAAGGACTTGCATCAGAACTTGACAAACTAAAAGGTCAAATTGAGGCATCAAACGATTATTGGGATAAGATTAACGAGGCTGTTGGTGGAATCCTTGACGACACAGAGGGAGACCAAAAAGAAGGTCTTTCAAAGAGTGCTCAATCCGTAACAGAAGATACGGCAAATCTCGTTGGAAGCTACCTCAATTCAATTAGAGGCGACTTATCTGCGCAGCGTTCTCTTATCGAAAAACTAATTGGTGAAGATTTCCCAAGAATGAGCATCATTGCTGAAGCTCAATTACAGCAGTTGCAGATGATTGTTTCAAATACGAAACGGAATGCAGATGTTGCTACTGAAATAAGAGACCTCTTTAACCGTGTAGTAGACAAGAGTGGTAACAAACTAAAAATATAATATCATGTTTTTCAAGAATAATATCGGGAAAAAACTGAAGCTCCAAGCAGAATCGCTTGGGGCTTGCGAGAAAGGGCTTGACAACCTAGAAAAGCTCAACGAGTATGAGCTGATAAACCGTTATGTACACTTTATAGATTTTTCAATCGAAAAGGATTTTCCGTCAAACGAGTTCATCAAAGAGAATTTCGACAAGGCTTTATTGGAACACAACAATATCTATGTGGATGCTGAATTTGAAAGAAGGAACGCAAGGCAGGTTGTGATTGTTCAAGGTAAATCGAAGGGTACGCTGCTTTTTGATGGTTACACAACTGCCGATGTCTATATCAGGCATGACAGCGAAGTGACCATTGACTGCTCTAGGGTCAGTAAGATATTCATCAGTCTTTACGACAACGCAAAGCTGAAGGTATCACAAAGGGATGCTGCTTCGGTTTATGTCTACAAGCACGGAGAATGTTGCGAAGTAGAAACTGAAGGTGAAGTTATGCAGAGAAAAAGCGGGGATTGAACCTCGCTTTTCTTATACTTCAAACTTAAAGTAAAACTTTAACCTATTTTTGTTTGGAATTGTTTTTCAAATGATTATATTTGCGGTGGATTAAGCTCTTGAAGCTTCCGTTTCACACTACAAACACAAAATTAAGCTAGTAATGGCAAAACCGTACGCTATCTATTTTAAAAAGATGACTGAAAATGCTTCTGTTGTTGACACGTTCAACAACTGGAATATCGTCTGCAAGGACTTTCCATTCCAATTGTACGGTGAAGCCAAGGAACTAGCTAACCACGACTGGAAGGATGAGGACGGGGACGATGAATACATCCCTTCCATCCTTCCTATCGCATCATACGAAATTGACGTGGAGTTCGCTTATAAAGGCGACATGGGTACTGCAAATTCCAAAATCAGGTCTTTCTTGGATTATCTGACAGGTCGTGACGGCACTGGTTCAGAAATGCAGGTGTACGACACATATACAAAGATTGGAAGGCAGCGCATTCGTTATGTCTCAGTTGAAGACGACATGTTCTTCAGACAGGAAGACAGTGGTGACATCATTGTGTTTGTGGTGAAGTTCAAGGTAAATGACCCTGTAACAGACATCACATTGGCAAGATGAGTGCGTGGATAGTATATAGTAAGGACGGACATAAAAGATGCGAGGCGAGAAAGCTCGAATACTCTGGTGAGTTTATGGGGGCTTGCTCTGTCAGCGTCACCATCTCCTCTCCCGTTACCGTAGAATTCGGGATTGGGGACTATATCATGTACAGAGGCGAACGCTTTGAAATGAATTACGACCCGACGGTTGTAAAGACATCATCCGTCAATACCAATGGTGAAGGATTCGTCTACAATGATGTAATCTTCAACTCTCTCTCTGACGAGCTTACAAGATGTGATTTCCTTGACTATGTATCATCGGACAATCTTATCCATTATTCTTCGCTGCCTACATTCAGCTTCTTTGCGGAATCCGTCGGTAAGCTGGTAGAACGCATCCAAGCAAATCTTGACAGAGTATATAAGGATGAAAAGAAATGGACTGTATCTCTTCATCCAGAATATGAAGGAAAGACAAACGTGAACATATCGGTCAGCAACATGACTGTATGGGATGCGTTGGCGATGGTAAACAGTCAGTTCGGTGCTACATTCATCATTAAGAACAGGACAATTACCGTAGGGACTGCTGGTATAGCAATGGAGAACGTGTTCTCTTACGGTAAGGGTAAAGGTCTGCGTGAAATTGAACGCAATGCGGAAAGCAACCAGAAGATAATCACAAGACTTCGTGCTTACGGTAGCACACGTAATATGCCTAGCGGATATTACCACAATCTTGAAGGAAGCGGCATACCGAACAACATGGCTGTGAACAACCTCATGCTGCCAGACTTCCCAATCAAGGAGGACCCGTACTTGGACAGCAAGAACATTGAAAAGTTGGGAATCCGTGAAGGTACTGTGTTCTTTGACGGAAGCGGCGACCTTGAAGAAATTTACCCTTCAATGGAAGGAATGACCGCAGAAGATTTGGAAAAGGCGGGCGTTGAAGTACAGTCAACAGGTAATCTAGATGTTGTGTTGGGTGCTGAGCAGATAGCTGACAACGGAAAGGCTACTGAAGAAAATGAAATACAAGCCACCTTCACTATCACATTGAAGGACATCGGCTTCGATATAAATGACTACCTCTCCACTTCATCGGCAACGATAGCCATGAAGAACGGAATGTGCGGCGGTCGTGAATTTGAAATCGTCTCCTGTGAAAAGCAGGATGACGGTTCGCATCTGCTTACTTGTAACAGAAGTGAAGATTCAACACTTGGTCTGTATTTCCCGTATGTGGACTACCAAATCAAGACAGGTGACAAGTTCGTGCTTCTGAACATTGAAATGCCAGACGTTTATGTAAAGGCGGCATCACAGAGACTTCTTGAAGCTGCAAAGGCGTATTTGGCAAAGAATGATTATGTAAGATACAGCTACTCCCCTACCGTAGACAATATCTATATGGCACGTCAGCATGACAATGCCAAGAAGTATGGCACTACAAGCTTCTATGAGACAATCAAGGAGGGAGACCTCATGTTGTTCGAAGATGATGACTTGGGCGTTAGCGGAAACATAATCATCGATACTCTCAATATCAAGGAAGACCTTGAAAACGGAAGTATACCTGAATATCAAATTACCCTCAGAAATGAAAAGACAGTAGGAACGATTGAAAAGATTCAGAATCAGATTGATTCAATCGTGCGAAACGGTGTCGGAGGTTCTGAAAATACGGGTAAGTTCAATATCGAGCAGATAACATCCATCGTGAAAGCGGTAGGTGAAAAGACGTTCCTCCGAAAGGACAAGTCGGACAGGACACCTCACCATCTAGGAGTAGGAAGCCTTTCCATCGGAGACAAGCAGATTACCGATGTAACAAGATACACAGACGAAGTGAAGCCAGAATTCGCAAGTGACGCTGAAATCTATTCTGCCTTGATGACCGACAAGAGAATCAAGGAGGGAATAGAAGGCATGGGCGACAAGTTCCTCAGGAAGGACAAGGAAGATACAGCCCACAAGCATATCACATTCGAGGAAGGCATCACAGTATATGGCCTTGCAAAGATGATGAACCTTGAAGTGGAAGAGCTTGCAACCATCGCAAGGGCTATCGTCACTACACTCGGTTCATCCACCTTTGTTGACGGGTTCGCTGGCGAGGGCTATCAGATATGGAAGGACATCGCTTCAGGTGACTGGTCTATGACGCTTGACCGTCTTACTGTCCGCAAGGTAATGATGATTTACGAGCTTGTCATTCAGAAAATCCGTGCCGTAGGGGGTATGATTGTCGTGAGTGCGGGCAACGGCAAGGTAAAGTCCGTGGAGAGAGTGGGCATCGAATACAAGTTCAATTTCGAGGACACGAATACCTTTGCCGTAAATGACCTCATGCGCTGTCAGGTGTTCTCCCCTAGCGGATTGAAATACTATTGGGTGGAAGTGACCCGTGTGGAAGGTGAAGATGTATATGCAAGGGTAGCTGACTTCAACGGAGTGATGCCTGCTGCCGGCGATGAATGTGTCCTTATGGGTAATACCAAGAACAAGCTCCGTCAGAACCTAATCCTTATCAGCGCAACCGAAGACGGACAGCCGAGATTCGACTGCTTGGACGGTGTAAGGACAAAGAACTTCGAAGGATGCCTGAGAACCCGTGTGGGATGCCTTGACGGTATCAGTGATTCAAGATTCCCTAGCGACATGCAGCCTCACGGATATGGCCTGTATGCCGACAACTGTTTCTTGACTGGTGTGTTTGTCCTTTCCAACGGGAAGGATGTACAGACGCAGTTCACCATCATGGAAGGCATGATTCGTTCTGAAATCTCTTCCGTGCGTGCTGAAATCAATGCCAAGGACAACTATCTTACCAACGCTTCGTTCTCGTCCAACCTTGAATCATGGACTTACGAGAACGATGTACAGGTATTCAGGACATCGGGAGGATTGCTTCACTTCAACGGCAACTTCTACTCCATCAAGAACAACTTCGCAGGTGTGGTTGTAAGGGATTCCAAGAATGTGCTCCGCATCAAGAATTCGTTCATCACTCAGAAGAACTCCGACTACAACCTCCACCCGTCCTTTGACCTTTACAAGGAAGAGGAAACTGGTATTGAGAAGTACCGCCCTAGAATGTTCTATGTATCATTCAAGTATCTTTGCGTTGAAGCAGGTACGATGAAGGTTTACTTCAAGGATGAAACCAATGACGGTACTTTCGAGCAATATACATCCATCAATGAAGAAAAATGGATTGACCCGAACGTATCGTTTGAAGTGGAAGAATTCGAAGGCAAGTGGAACGGAACGGGTGATTTCTACCTCTCGTTTGACGGTGACATCTATATCTACGACCTTGCCCTTTCGGACAATGCCCTTGCCGATGTGGAAGAGAAGTTTACCAATCGCTTTGAAGCTACGGACAAGAAGATTCAAGCTAACTTGGATTACACGAATGGCAAGTTGGAAGAATATCACAGCGAGTTCATATTGACAGCCGAAAAACTTGAATCGTCTTTCAATACCAAGCTGACAAATCAATACAATACCATCACGACTGAGTATTCAAGCAAGATTACTCAGACTGCCAAGGAATTGCGTTCGGAATACACCGAGCTTGTGGAAGATACTGAAAACGACATCACCTCAAGCTATAAAAGTTTGGTATCTCAGACAGCAAGGGAAATAAAGGCAGAGCTTACCGAACTTGTGGAGGACACTGAAAGTGGCTTGATTGAGGATTATGAATCACAGATAAGTGCAACTGCAAGGGAATTGCGTACAGATTTCAGTGCTGACTTTACAGACCTTGAAACAGGATTGACCAACTCGTTTGAGTCGTCAATATCCCAAACGGCTAAAGAGATACGGGCTGAAGTATCCTCTGTAGAAGAAGATTTGGATGGAAGGATTACTACAAACGAGACGAATATCTCTGTACAGGCAGGACAAATCACAAGTCTTACGAAGACCGTATCGTCTCACGGGGATTCCATCAGTGCACATTCAACTAAAATTTCACAGAATACCGAAGCTATCAATCTGCGAGCTACGAAAGAAGAATTGAATGCGCTTGGTAAAACCGTTTCGCAGAACAGTAGCGACATCTCCGTTACGGCTGGAAAACTTGAAGCGTTTACAGAAAAGATAACTTTCAATTCTAGCGGAGAAATTACCAACTTCAGCAAGAGCGGTCTTTATACTACAAGCAATAGAGCCACTCTTTATTCGTCTTTGGTCAGTGATGGGATGGCAACGAAAGCATCTCTTTCAGCATACGTTCTTGAAGATGATTTAGGTGACTTGGTTTCAAAGATTGAAATTTCGGCAGACCAGATAGACCTTACAGGCAAGGTTACTTTCAGTGATTTGGCTAGTGGTGTGCAAACCACCATCAACGGGAAGGTAAACTCTTCAAGTTTGGGAAGTTTAGCCTACAAAAGTGCTGTCAGCTCTGCAATGCTTGATTCTACGATTATCTCGGGCGGGTATATAAAGACATCACTTATTGATGTTGATGCCATTACTGTGAATAAATTGGAGGCTACCAACAGCGAAGGATGGACATTGAAGATGGATAGTGGAGGATTCGTATGCGAAAACTCATCGGGAACACCTCTGTTGGAAATCAATGCTGACGGTCTGCAACCTGCTATCGGCATCTACAAAAGCGGAACGGGCAATTTGACGCTGAACGCATTGGGCATCGGTTACGCCCCTTCATCGGGAGGTGCTACAACCATTGACAGCAAGGGATTGACACTCGCATCGGGGGCTAAACTGTACAATTTCGCTCTTGGGAACGTGTCGTCAGGTTCTCCGTCAATAACAACTGATTTCACGGTTATGTCATCATCTTCTTCTTTGCCTAGCGCAAGTTCATGCAAAGGTAAAGTGATATTTATAAAGTTCAACGGTTCGAAAACGTTGAGCGGAAGCATATTTCCTAGAAACAGCACTTCTACGGTAAGCTCTGTTACGCATAACAACCTTAGTGCTTTCTATATAAGCAACGGTTCTTATTGGTATGAATTCCTAAGTGTAGACTAAATTATAAATATATGGAAAATAAAGTAATGATTGATTTCGGCAAGGTGATGGTTCAGCATTCCTTCGAGGGAGAACCCGTAGCCGTTGACATGAGAAAGCAGCTTGGTAACAAGATTCATCAGACGACCGGTGACATCGGCTTTGATGACTTGGCTCGCAACATCTATTTCTCCGATGGTGAGATTGAAGTTCCACAGGAGTATATAGAGCCTTTGAAGGCAATCATCAAGGACAACTACCTTGCAAGCGTACAGAGAGCATTCAACGAATTATTGACCGTTAAGGAATAAAGATATGGCAATTACTTATACAGAACAGTTTGAGACAAGGAAAGCTGTCACTGAAATGGCAATGGGTGACGGCAACTATGCGATTGAATACATCGCAACTGGTCCTATCGACGGAACACCGACAGAAGTGAACGCAACGATGTATGTCATCGGTGAAATCAAGAAGCGTGTGGGCTACGGCTCATTTGCGAACGGAGTTACAAACGTGCGTTTCGATTCAAGCTACGTTACAACCGTATCAAACCAAGCGACCATCGCTTCGCAGTTCTATAACGACTTACAATCAATCTTAGGATAATATGGCGGTACTGGAGACAACACAGTTCGAACAGCTTGTAAGTGAAGTCAAGCAACAGCTCCTTGCGGAATCGCAGGGTGTTGGCGAGGTGGAAGTGGTGGATTCCCTTTCGGGCATCAATTCGCTGCCTGCGCTTAGAGGCACATCAGTGGTGGAAGCACCGCTTGAATTGTTGTCTCGACCGGCGGAAGACGCAGCCGAACGAGCCGATGCCGCAGCAGCAGAAGCGGTACAGATTGCCAATGATGCCGTGGAACAGGCTCAGTCGGACATTGACGAAGCAATCGCCAATGCGGAAGATACAGCCAACCATCCTACTTATGTGGGTGAAGACAATTACGTTTACGTTTGGGACAAGAACACAAAGAGTTACAACAAGACATCGGTATATGTCCGTGGTGAAGGGTTCAAGGTATCGAAGACATACGTTTCCATCGAGGAAATGGAAGCCGACACCGAACACGGACTGAAGGAAGGTGACTTCGTTCTCATCAACACCGATGACGTGGAGAATCCCGACAATGCCAAAATTTATGTAGTAGATGCTGAAGGTAAGTTTACGTTTCTTGTGGACATGTCTGGTGCGATTGGTTTCACTGGCAAGACACCGCAAATCGAAATCGGAATCGTCACTGTAGGCGAAGGTCGTGATGATGCAGGTGCTACCCTTACCGAAAACGGATTGGACGAAGAAGGCAATCCTAAGTACTTATTGAACCTTCATATCCCTTCCATCCGTCTGAGTGACCTTTCAAGCGAGGAAATCGCTCTCTTGCAAAGCCCCGCAAACGAAATGATTTCACAGCTTGAAGAGACCGATAACCAAGTGAAGGCTAACGAGGAAGCGAGGGTGTCGGCGGAAGAACAGAGGGCTTCTTCTGAAAACATCAGAGTGGAGACCGAAAAGTCAAGGGTACAGGCTGAGACATCAAGGGTGAACGCTGAAAAGGCTAGAGTGGATGCCGAAACCGCCCGTGCGAACAATGAAAACGCACGCAAGAGCGCAGAAACCACCCGTTCGGCAAACGAACCTATCCGAATCGCCAACGAAGATGCAAGAAAGGCATCCGAAAACACCCGTGTGTCAAGTGAGAACGCAAGAAACACAGCCGAACAAGGGCGTGTGGACGCTGAAAACTCAAGGGAGGAATCGGAAAACACAAGAAAGGCAAGTGAAAATACCCGTAACTCACAGGAACAGACACGCCAATCCAACGAATCGGTCAGAACGGCTTCTGAAAACACTAGAATCTCCAACGAAGGTACTAGACAGGACAACGAAGCCAAGAGAGAACAGAGTGAAACGGCACGCAACACCAACGAAGCTGCCCGTGTAAAGGCAGAGGAAGACCGTGCGGCAGATTACGATGAACTCAGGAAGGATATTGTGGAAGCTACCGACAACGCAAATGACGCAGCGTCGGAAACACGCAACACACCGATTATCAAGAACGGTACTTGGTGGATTTACAGCGCAGCAGAAGGCGGTTATGCAGACACCGCTACCCCAGCGACATCGAAATCACCGCAGATTCAGAACGGCACTTGGTGGACTTGGGATGATGAGAACGGTGTATATGTAGATACGGGTCAAGCGGTAAGCTCCGACTATATTCTTACAAAGGAAAAGATTGAAGGTGTATTCCAAGGAGACATCAAGTCTCACTTCCACAGCCAGTATGCTGAAAAGAGCGAAATCCCTACAAAGGTCTCCGAGCTTGACAATGACGAGGAATATGTTACCTCTACCGAGTTGGAGGGAAAGGGGTATGCCACTTCACAGGCATTGGCTGAAGGGCTTTCGGGCAAGCAGCCTACGATAGCAGACCTTGAGGCAATCAGAGAAGGTGCTTCATTGGGAGCAACCGCCATACAGGAGATTCCTTCCGAGTATGTGACTGAAGACGAACTCACGCAGAAGGGTTACGCTACCGTTGCACAGCTCAACGAAGGTTTGGGAAGCAAACAGGAAACGATTACTGACCTTGCATCCATTCGTGAAGGTGCTGTACTTGGAAAGACCGCCATTCAGGAAGACGACTTGGTTGCCAAGAACTACGCCACCAAGACTGAGCTTGGTCAAGGGTTGGAGCAGAAACAGGAAAAGAACCTGTATTTCACGAACGTGACCGTTTCGGTTTGGGTGGAAGATGACACCTATGAAAATTATCCGTACAGAAGCGACATTCCTCTTGTCGATGTAACACCGTCTATGATTGCTGAAGTGATTTTCGGAATCAATGAGGTTACAAGCGGACAGTATGCGCCCATCTGCGAGACAAAGGACGGAATACTATCCATTTGGTCGAATCTCGACAAGACGATAACAATACCGACTATAATCATAAACAAGTAAAGATATGGAACTACAAGGAACAGGTTATATCATTGAGATAACGGTCGAGAGCATCAAGGGAACTCTGATGCGTGACCTTGACTTCAACGTGTCGTTCTTCGTGTACACCAACAGACGTGAGACATTCCACAAGAATGACCTCATTCACATTCAGATGGAAGAGGGCGACAAGTATTTTGCACTCCTTGATTCACGCAAGGTTGGTAGCGGTGAACTGAAGTGCGACATCACCATCAGCGACCCCGAACCGAGATGGACTGGCGGTGCAAGACCCGTAATCCTCCGTCACAGCACGGGAAAGGTGATTGGTGCTTCATGCGGAAGCTCACTGATGAACAACCAGTGCGGTGCTTTCGAGGAAGGCTACAAGGTGTCGTTCAACTTCGTGTACGGTCTCCCGAAACCAGAGGTGGCATACATCTTCTACGGTCACTTGGTGAACCAGTTGACAAGCTATGCGGAAATCACCTCGGATATGCTCGTGTCCCCCGAAAACCACATCATTTCCGTACCTTCGGGAAAGATGGGCAAGACATCGTGCGGCGTGATGGAAGAAGGCGACAAGGTGGTTGTGCTTATCCCGATGGATACAAGCTATTCGGCTACCAAGGACAACGGTTTCGGCGGTCAGATGGCTTTCAATACCCAAATCATGGGTTCAAACGGTGAGAATGTCGTTACCATCGACGGGGTACAGTACCGTGCCTACGGAGAAATGATGACCACCGAAGGTGAAATGTTCATTTATGTAAACTAATAGGATATGGCAGACAATACTATCATCATCGGTGGGGCTACGCAGCCGAGTACCATCAATACACCATCGGACAAGAGAGAACGTGTAAGCACGTTCGAGGAAATCTATTCCATCGACAACCCCGCCATCGGAGGTACTGTTTGGGTGGAAGACGAACAGAAGGAATACCGAATCATCTCCTTGAAGTCAAAGGAGATTGGAGGGTTCGAAATTGAAAACGCAGCAGTGAATGAGGTAGTTCCCGAATCGGAAATCATCTCACGTTCGCTTACATTCGGAGACGAAGCTGCTGAGAACATGGCTACGGCTATCGCTGAGAACGAGGAAGCCGTCGGCTCGATTGCTTCGGCAATCTCCAAGAAATCGACGTATGACGAAAGCACTGGTACACTGGTGCTGTTCTAAATACTTGTATTAGTTTTTTTATTGTTTAACTTTTTTAAATCGCATCAAGATTATGGCAGATTTGATTAAGAATTTGAAAGTCCTCAATTGGGGCGGAGTGAGCTACAACACAGGTTGGTCAGAAAATGACTTTACAAACGACTTGAAAGCCAAGTTGGAAGGCATCGCTGAAGGCGCACAGGTGAACGTAATCGAAAAGATTACCTTGAACGGTCAGGAATTGGCTGTAACAAGCAAGGCTGTTGACTTGGGCAACTTGCAGAAGTCCTTGACTGCTGGTGCTGGTATCGCAATCGCTGAAGACGGTACTATCAGCACTACTTTGGACGTTGCTGCATTCAAGGTTGTTGAATCTCTCCCTTCTGCTCCTGAAGCTGGTAACGAAAGCAAGATTCACGTTGTTTTGGACGCATCGGGCGTTGAAGGCAACAGCTACGCTGAATACTTGTGGGACGGCAGCAAGTGGGAATTGCTCGGCAAGTTCAAGGCTGATATGGATTTGTCCGCTTACGCCAAGACTGAGTATGTAGACGCTCAGATTGAAGCCGTAAACAAGACTATCGGTGACAACAAGACTGCTGCTGAAACAGGCATCCAAGAAGCCAAGGACGCTGCTGCTGCTGCTGACGCAAAGGCTGTAGCTGCTGACGGCAAGGCTCAGACTGCACAGAACGAAGTTGACGCTTTGGAATTGTTGGTTGGTCAGAAGGGTGACGAAGCTAACGCTGACGGCTCTGCTTTCGCTCAAATCAACAAGGTTAAGGCTGACTTGAACTCACTCTCAGGTGGTGCGGGTTCTGTTGCTGACCAGATTGACGCTAAGTTGGGTGCTTACGACACCAACACTGTCCAGCCAATCAACACCAAGGTTGACAACCACATCGCTGACGAAGTTCGTCACATCACTGCTGAAGAACGTACCAACTGGAACTCAGCCAAGTCTATCGCTGATGCCAACAAGACCAAGTTGGACGGCATCACTGCTGGTGCTAACAAGGTAAGCTCATCTTACGATGAAGCATCTGCTACTTTGACTATCACAGTTGAGTAATAGACTGAGAAGCGATTATGGAAGCCCGTTCCGTCCATCGGGCGGGCTTTCTTTCTTTCAAAAGCAATAAGAAATTAGTATGGCAGAAATAAAAACGAAGAACTTGGTCATCAACGTGGGCGGTAAATCCTACAAGATGATTGGTTCAAGACTAGAAGATATTTGCAAGGAACTGGAAATCTCGGAGGACAGGTTCATCGAGCTTCTCTCCCGTGATGCCTATTGTCCTACCTTGTCTGCCGCCCCAACGTCGTCCACACTGACATACATTGATACGGACGGAAGCACCAACCATTTCCATGTTGGTCAGCTTTGCCGATGGGCGGTAGGAAACGATTACCGCATTGCGGTATGCAAGGACATAACTGAAACAAATTCGGCATGGTATACGTTACCTACAAAGGTAAGTGAACTTACCAATGATAGCGGTTATCTGACTTCGCACCAAGACATTTCGCACTTGCTCCCAAAGACGGAAGCGGAAAGCACCTATCAGAAGAAGGGTGACTACGCAACCAAGACGGATGTAAGTACGGCTATCGCAGACCTTGTAGGTGAAGCACCCGAAACACTTGATACCATCGGGGAACTTTCGGCTGCTTTAAAGAACAATGCTGACGTAGTAGACGCAATCAATGAAAGTATTGCAAACAAGCAGGACAAGATATTGAAGTTCGAAAACGTGACGGCTTCCAATTGGGTGGAAGACTCCACCTATTCCGATTTCGGATACCATTGCGACATGACATGTACAGGTGCTACTGCCGCCATGTTTGCGGAAGTCGTGTTCAGTCAGGCGGATGCCGTAAGCGGTGACTACGCTATGGTATGCGAAACGATGACGGATGTGGTACGCATCTACTCCAAGAAGAATGTATCAATAACTGTTCCAACAATTATAATCCATAAGTAACATGAAAGGAAGTACGAATGCATTAGGAAAGAAGCAGGGTGAGGTCGAAATGCTGAACCTTTCCCTGTTGACCAACCAGTTGTCCCACGAGGACTTGTTTGGTGCAACCTTTACCGTGGAATACGGCAGTGCATCCAAGACATACACATGGGAAGGGATTGCACTTACCGTCAACGTGCCCGCCTATGTGGACTACACCGTGACATTCGGGGAAGTGGAAGGCTACCGCAAGCCGTCAAGCGTTACATATACGGCACAGAACGGCAACAGACGTACGCTGAACGCCAAGTACGAAACGGAAGCAGTAAGCGTCACATTGGGTGCTGACGACAACTCATCGGTAAACGGCGCGAAGGTGACAATCAACGGAAAGTCCCACACATGGAACGGAACAGCAATCACGCAGAAAGTGCCGTTCGGAACGACATATTCCGTAGTGCCGCAAGCACTCAGCGGATACTCGACACCCGCATCGCAGACGGGAATCGTGGCGTCCCAGTCGTCACGCAACTGGAACGTAACCTACGTTCCAAGAGTCGAAAGAAAGGCAGCATAAAGCCGAAGCATTAGTACTCAATAATAACATTTAAACAATTAAGATTATGATAGGAATAACCAACGCAACTGGAGGTGGAGGGCTTCAGGGAGAAATCCTGAACCTCTCTCTCTTATCCAATCAAGCTAGCCATGACGGTTTGCTTGGAGCGACGATCACCGTAACCCATCCGGGTGGAAGTGTTGAATATACATGGGAAGGCACGGAAATTTCCGTAAACATCCCTCCCTACGTGGAATATTCAGTTGAATACTCGAAAGTTGAAGGTTACAAGACTCCAGATTCTTTCACTTCAACAGCCGTTGCAGGGAACTCACGAAACGTAACGGGAACATACAAAACATGTAACCTGTCCGTGAGCATGACAACCAACCAAAGTTCCCACACTGATATTGCCAACGCAAAAGCTACCGTAACTTACAGCGAGGATGGTACAAGCAAAACGGCAACATTGGCTTCAGGAGGCTCGGTCATGATTCCTTATGGAACAACCGGCGTAGGCATTACATGGAGTGCGGTAAACGGATATGCGACTCCTGCCGCAGTTACAGGTCTCACATGTTCTCAGGATTCTATGACAAAGACCGGAACTTACAGTACAACCATACTTACTGTAAAGTCAATCACCAACCAAAGTTCCCATACTGACATCAGTGGCGCTACCTGTACTGTTGCAGCGTCAGGCATGGATACAGTAACACTTTCAAGCGGAGGTACAACAAAAGTCCCGACAGGAGCCAGCTGTACAATCACATGGAGTGCAGTTACGGATTATAAAGCACCGACTGAAACATTCACAACATCAGGAACGTCGCAGACCAAGACAGGCACATACCAAACTGAGCTTGTGACCGTTACAGTGACCGCTGAAGATGGAGCAAGCGTGGCAGGTCAGAAAATTACCATTAACGGCAAGTCTCATACATTGACCGCAACCGGAACATGTACTCAGAAGGTGGCATTCGGAACAACGTACAGCATTACGGCTGATGAAAAGACAAACTATACTACGCCGACGTCCATCACGAACCGCACGGCTTCGCAGGCAAGCTATTCCGCCACAATGGAGTACAAGCTTGCCAATGAAACGCTGACCGTAAACGTCAGCGGTTTGACTTCGGGGTTTACGATAACAGTAAAGGACAGCAGCGGAAATGTACTGGGAACATCGACATCGGCAACCAAGGCATTCTCGATTGCAAAGGGAACTGTTTATTATGTGTATGCCTCCAGCGTGAGCGGATATATAGTGACGGAATCATTCGGACCATATACGGCTGTAGCAGGCGGAGCTAGAACGGTGAGCGTGGCGTATACCTATCGCCCCGGTACTACAAATCCGACCAATGGCGTGTACATCAAAGATACTGAAGGGTATTATCACACCACTGACGCTTGGGATGGTACATATACAGCCGATTGCGTAGCTGTCATTACAAGTAATTGCAGATTCGGTATCGCATTGACGGAAGCATCCGATACGATGCAAATCCACAGCAGTTATTCAGGAACACTGGAAAACTACATGACCGCAATATCCGATGAAACGCAAGCCAAGGCCGATTATGATGGTGCAACAAACACCACCAATATCATGAAACTGCAAAGCGGAACTGGTTATGCGGCAGGCTGGTGTAATGCGTTCTCCTTCCCGTCGGGAAAGAAGGGCTTCCTGCCTTCACTTGGTCAAATGTGGGCTGCATACAGCAACAAGACTGCCGTTGACGCAGCTCTTACCAAGGCTGGTGGTACAGCGCTCACCTCAGCGTATTACTGGACATCTACGTTCTGGGGCGTGACCAGCGGCTACCGCCACTGTTGGGTACTCCGTTGGGGTGACGGCTACGTGAGCGGCTACACTCTGAACTGCTACGATCGGGTGCGGGCGTTCTCGGCTTTATAGCCCCTTTACCCCTTTTCCTCTTTCATTCGTCCCGAAGGGGCGAATGGGCGGCGTAGCCGCCTTTAGGGGAAAGGGGCGTAAAAATTCAATTGATAAAAATAGCGTTCTTCAAACATAAAGGTTCAAGTTATGCGTACAGACGAGCTGAAAGTATACAGAGATACATACGAATTCACACGGTTGGTAATGAAGGAATTGAAGAATTTTCCAAGGTTCGAGCGTTACACAATCGGAGAAGA